TCATGATGCTTTTTTGATGCCAGATATATGCCGATGTTTCCAGGCCTGATAATCACCATATAGCCATTTTGATGCGCGGCCATATTTGATTGGTGGTGGGAAGTTTCCTTTCTGGATGTGTTTGTAGAAATAGCGATCCGAGAATCCAGAATCCTCCATTATAAACTTCATGTCAATGAGCGAGTCGTCTCGTAGTTCGCGCATGGGTTTTATCTCCGGTTTGGAAATCGAACCTGTAAAACAGGTAAAAGAATGCCCTCACAGTGGAGGGCGAAATTGGGGATAACGTTGCAGTGCTTTCGCACCCAATAGCCAGCTCATAACTGGCTATCAGTTGCGTCAGCGGAAGTAGAAAAAGCTTCCGGATCGAGTGCGAAGTGCAACCCATGCCGTTACATGCTTCCCAGTCCTCGCCGAAGGGTGACCTTCGATTAGTTCCATCTGCTGCGTATTGCTGCGCCAGTGGGTCATGCCAAGCATCCGGCGTGCTGCTGCGTTACTTTTCATAAACTCTCCTCATGCCGCGCGCTGGGCGCGAAGCGATTTAATGTGCTCGCTCGTCTCCAGTTCGGCGCGTATCTGTGCCGTCTCACGGTGATCGAGGTGCTCAAAGTCATTGTTGAATCGGTCGATTGAAGCGGTGTTGATCCGGCCCTGTCGCCAGTAGCGGACTATCTGTGGTGTGCAGCTGTGAATGATGACGGGCCAACCGTGCTGGTCAGCGTAAATCTGACCCCGTTGAATGAGTGCAAACATCACGCACCTCACTGTTATTGATGGATGAACCTAGTTGAGATTTGGCGCTTTGATAAGCTGCTGAGGCTTCTTCTTCGGTTGCATAGTCACCGAGATATTTAGTCTTCCCATTTTTTGTTATGTTCGCGGTCCACCGACCTGAAGGTCTTTTCGATACCCCAACAAATTTTGATGTACTTCCTTTTCGTTTCCTTTGATTTAACTGCTGTTCAGACAATGTCGACCATCTGCAATTTTCAGGACAATAACCAGAGGAGTTGTCTATTCGATCGAGAGTTGTTCCTTTTGGTCTCGGCCCCATATCTTCATAAAATGCTGAGAATTCCCGCCACCTATCGCATACTATTATTCCCCGGCCTCCGTAATCCTCATATCTCTTGTTATTTACATTGTTGCACCTCTGCATCATTGAGTCCCAACTGTGGTACTCGCGACTTCCTGTCATTCCATGCTTTCGTCTAATTTTTGAGACGGTCTCTCGATGAAGGCACCCACATGATTTAACTGATCCATTTTTGAAGCTGCATAGGCGGATGGCTTTTTTATTTCCACACTCACACTGAAACAAACCCATTTTGTGTTTCTTTTGTGATGGCAATTCCTCTAAAAAGGTCAGACGGTTCTTCTTATCTCCCGGTTTTAATTCTGTAGGCATATCACCCCCTAAATATCTTGGCCTGTCTTTCGGATAACTCTGCACAATCAACACATAACTTGACGCCTGGAATGACCTTCCTTCTGCTATCAGGAATTTGTGATCCGCATTCTTCACAACGTTCAGCTGATACGGCGTTGCGGTCGATGCGGTGAGCTGAAAGTGCAGCGTTACGCTGAAGCTCTTCAATTTCTGCTGCGGTATCGATGATGTCTGCCATGGTCAATGCTCCCGGAACTGGCCGTTAATACGGCCAATCGTGTAAACGAATAAAAGAAAAGGGACACCAAGCCCTTAATCTTCTCGAAATGCTTAGCCAGTAACGGCCTGCTTACCGCGTCGAATTTCGGCTTTGGCTTTTGCGCCATCGCAGCCTTCAATTCTTCGTTGCATCGGCGCGCCGTGGCACGTAAGGCGTTTTCCTGTTCTGCCGTCATAGTTAAACTCCCAGAGTAGCGACGATATCTCTCGCTGTTTCGCGTGTGCTGCCCTTGCTGGATATCGCACGCCGGGCATTAACATGGTGAAGGGTGAAGCCGAGATGTTCGTAAAGCTCAAGAACTCTCGGAGCAGTTGAGTTGCTGATGAGAATCTTTGCCCCTCGCTGGTGGGCAGAAACGCAGTTTTCCGCCAGGGCAATCTGGTCATCCCAGGTGAAACCGCCAGCGGCATAATTTGTGAAACCTGCGGTACCAGGTAACGGCTCATACGGTGGGTCGCAGTAAACGACATCACCATCACCGGACAGCGCCAGAGTCCTGCGATATCCAGCATTCAGGAACACGCATTTATGCGACTTCAGCTTAAAAGCCATTATCTCAATCTCTGGGAAATAGGGCGCTTCGTACTTGCCCCAGCCGACGTTAAAGAACCCATCACGGTTGTAGCGGATCAATCCGTTAAAGCAGTGCCGGTTGAGGAAAAGAAAGGCAGCAGCGCGCTCAGGTGCGCCCATGCGCTGGTTATTAAACTCATCCCGCAGATCTTTGTACGCCTCCTCGCTGTTGGCACGCTCAAACAGAATTTTGGCAAGTGAGCAAACTCTGATGTGGTCCACTTCAAGCATCTGATAGAGGTTAATCAGATCTGCGTTGACGTCAGCAAGCAGGAACGATTCGTGCTTTTCGGAGTTGAGGAAAACCGAACCGCCGCCGACGAATGGCTCAACCAGGCGTTTACCTTCAGGAATTAGGCGGTCCAGTTCCGGCAGCAGCGAATATTTGCCGCCAGCCCATTTAAGGAACGGACGCTGCCAGGTATGCGGCGCTGGCTCTTCTACTGGAAGCGCTGCGGCGATGCTTTCACCAATCCAGCGCATTACCGGTACCGCCATGCTGTTTCCGATGGCTTTATAGCGTGGCCCGTCCGGGCATTCATCAGCATCCTTTCCGCGCCAGCTGATCATGGTGTGATTGTCAGGGAAGCCCTGAAGACGCTCGCACTCAATCGGCGTAAGTCGTCGAACTGCCACGCCATGCATTACCGCTGGTGCAAGATTGGTTCCGCTGCTAGCGCTGGTTAATGTCGGAGATTGCTCTTCTGCGTAACCAATTCCACCGGCTTTAGCACCCTGTCCGGCCTTGAATGCATACGCAATAGCAGGAGGCTGTCCGCTGTTAGCGTGGCTTTTATCGTGGTTTCCTGCGCGAATCGTTGGCGATAGATCCGACGTCGCATCAGCTCCACTGTCTTTGTAGCTAAATGCGATGCAGGCGTTTTCTTGTCCGTTGTTGCGCCCAAGTGTGTGTGCCAGTTCGCAATTGGTATCTGGATCCTGCGTGCCGTGCACTGCAAAAGTCTCAGTATCAAAATCCAACCTGATCCCATGCGCGGTGCAGGCGGTCGCCACATCAATATGACCGGCAGTATTGCCACCGCCAAAAGCAATCAGGTGTCCAGCTTGTGCCTGATTGTCATCTGCGCCACACGTTCCAACGCCTCGTGCAGTAAGGGCGGCAACAGCCTTTTGCGTTTCTCGGCGCGGCGCAGAATCCCGGCGCACGCTGTCGAGCTCAAAAAGTACCGCTGCGGGATCGAATCCTTTTCGAGCACTTGCGACAACGAACACACGACGGCGGCGTTGGGCCACTCCGAAAAATTGAGCATCAAGGACACGCCAGGCGATAACCCTTTCTGGTCCAGACACACAACCTGCGTGCGTCCATTTTCCCCCTGCCGGCTGCAACTCACTGCTTTCTCCGGCAAGTCCTGCCAGAAAGCACCCGAATGCGTTATCTTTGCTGCTGAGCACGCCGGGGACGTTTTCCCAGACGATGATTGCTTCTGGCTCACCGCGTTCGCGGCGCTTTGCGTCGATTGCATTGGCTAATTCCACGTAAGAAAGGGTTAATTGCCCGCGCGCGTCGTCAAGACCATTGCGCAGCCCGGCAACGCTGAACGCCTGGCATGGTGTACCACCAACCATCACGTCAGGTGCTTCAACTTCACCAGCGAGCACCGTTGCTGCAATTTTTGTCATGTCGCCCAGATTGGCAACTTCAGGCCAGTGATGAGCAAGAACTGCTGAGGGGAAGGGTTCGATTTCAGAGAACCAGGCAGGTTTCCAGCCGAGAGGTTCCCACGCTTTACTGGCAGCTTCGATGCCGCTGCACACGCTTCCGTATTTCATGATGCACGCTCCGGGTCGTTAATATCCCAGCCATTACGCTCAATATTGGTTTGCAGCCGCTTATCTCCGACCTCTTCAATGCTGCGTCCGGTCATCTCTGCGACTTCAGAGTTTGAGTGTCGCCACAGGAGTTCCAGCTCTTCCGCTGTCCATTCAGGCATGACTTTTCCTCCTGACGTTCTGGTCAGAGAATGTAATTTGCTGCGTACGGAGTAAATTGAGCGCCCAGTTGCCGTGGCGACTTCTTCAGGTGTGAAACGACGGAGAAGGAACAGTTCGGCTTTGGTCCAGCGTCTGCCAGTCATTCGAGATGGTAGTGGTGCTCCAATACGATATGCCTGAGTGACTATGGCACGTTCCGTGCGCTCAAGCTTTTCAGCAATGACCGATACCGGCATTGTTCCACCAACTTCATGCAGAAAGAGATTTTCCCACGGTTGCCAAAGTTCGCTCATTGGTTCTCCTTAAGACGATACACGCAGCCGCCGATCGTTCCGTTTCCCCATTCCTCAGCGATCAGGTGTTGTTGTATTTTTTTCAGGGCCGGGCCTGAGATGAATGTTTGTTGCATCTCTAAGTTAGGGGCCCATCCCTCGTAATATGGCTCGTGGTAATTGAGGGTGATTCCTTCTGAGTGGCTTAGTGCGCCTGCTGAAGTTTTCCATCTGTGGAACACGGTGATATTGTTCCGCGCGTCCTTGCGCAGAATGCTGAGGATAGTTTCAGGAGTCATATCGATAACGGCGATGCCGCCCGTTGTTAGATAAGAGAGGCGGTTATGCCGCCTGTTTGAGTTCTCTGATTCGAATGCCGGTAACGTCTTTGCATTTAGCCTGGTGGTCAGGCCATCCGTTAAGGCGTTGCCATGTTGATGCGTACTGTTCCTGAAGTTTCTTGCTGTCGTTCTCAGCGCCGGCGTACTGCGTAAATTCAGCCAGAATCTGGTCTGCATCAGCCGGTTTTATGTGATGCATCTCTGCATCGGCATCAATCGCAGTTTCTTCTGTAGGGATACAGAACGCCTGAAATGCTGCGTATTTGTAGGCGATCGACATAGCCTTGTTGGTGGCCTTGTCGCCACTGTCCATCGCTTCGCCGTAGGTGGTGACCGTGTGGATGCTGCCGTCTTCAGTGCTGACGAAATCGAAGTCGCCACGAACAGTGATATAAAACAGAGCACCACCACTTTTACTGGTTCGCTCTACACATGTGCGTTCGGTATATCGAGGTAAAATCAGGAGCTTATTCTTGACCAACTCAGGAGCCAGTGCGTTGTAGATGTCGTCGATTCCGCGAAACGCATAGTTAACCTGGCTGCCTTGTTTTTTCTCTTTCCTGATACCTTGCTCTGCAAGCGCAGAAGCTACTCCGCTGATTGCTGCGTAAACTTTTTTCTGTTCCATAATTACCTCAGAATGGAATTTCGGAAGGATTGGACAAGAACTCGCATTTATTGATGCGTTCATTACGAGCCATGCGCAGACAATGACGCTTCATGCTTTTGTTGGCGGCCTTGCGCCAGTACAGAGCTTCAACAACGTGATACTTGCGTTTTATCCGGCTGAGTTCCGGTGTTTTTGCTAAATCAACGGGGATCATTGTTCACCTCAGTAGTGAATTTTTGCGCAGGGGATCAGGTCGTCTTTCAGCGCGGTAAGCACTTCGATAGCCTGTTCTCGGGTTAAGCTGGTGTGGCTGGTGAGCGCGTTAACGATGTTGGTACCGACCGTCTTCCGATGTTTCACGTCAGCTTCACGCTTTGCCTGCTCGTCAGCGATGCGCTTCTCTTCCGCCAGTCGTTTCTCTTCTGCCTGTTTTGCTTTGAGGCGTTCAGCTTCAACCGCCGCGGCCTTTTCGCGTTCCGCCCGGGCCTCTGCTTCCTGCTTCTCACGTGCCGCACGCTGCTCTGCTTCAATGCGCTGGCGCTCAGCCATCTCAGCACGCGCTTTCTCTTCAGCTTCACGGCGCGCTGCCGCTTCAATCTCAGCCTTGTGCTTCGCTTCGGCATCGCGGCGGGCTTGCTCTGCCGCTTCCTGCTTCAGTCGCTCGTCACGTTCACGCTGAGCCTGTTCCGCCTGACGGCGCTGCTCTTCGCGGTCGCGGTCAAAATCCTTATTCATCAGCAAGGCCATTTCGTGGTCCGCTTCAAACTTGGCCGCCAGCTCTTGATCAAACTTGATGTTCATTTCCAGAGCTTCGGCGTGCAGCGCGTTCATGGCTTCCTCAGCCTTAATGCGTTCCTGCTCGGCTTCCCATTCGGTGAGTGGGCGACGGGTTGCATCGCGCAGCTCGTCACAGGCATCAACGAACCGCTTAATTTCGGCCTCAGCAGGGCGGACAGCCTCTTTCAGTCGCTTCAGATACTCACGGCCCGGCTTTTCGATTGCCGTCTTACTGCGGGACACCTGCGCCGCCAGAGAGGCGACACGGTCACGGCCTTTCTTCGTGGACAGGTCCGGCACTTCGTTTACTGCCTGGCGGATTTGCTCAAGGTAAGCGTCAAGGCCGCCCGATACGTAAAGCACTGGCGCCTGCTCCGGCTTGATTTCGATGACAGTTAAGTCCGTTACTTCGCTCATGGTTTCTCCTGAAATTTGGATGTGCAGATCCCGCCCGCAAAAAGCCAGGCCGTTCGGTTGAATAGGGTGGTTAGTGCTGGATGGGGTTGCCGTGACCGTCCAGAAGGACGTCAATCACGCAGTCGCTGAGGCGGATGATTTCTGCATCGGTGTGCAGGTACACCCATTTGCGCTCCTGAATGACTGCTGAGACGCGATAAGTGCGGCCTTCATGCATTGCCATCATGCCAGGAGTGACGCACTGGCGTATGAGCGGGGTGGTGCCGTAGTGCATTCCAATCATACCTTCACCTCAACCTGTTCCAGGAGGCCAGCGATATGCATCTGCCAGCGGTTAAGCACCAACTTTTCACGCGGTGCCGATACTGACGTCAGCTGCCACTCGTTATCGTTGAGCTTTTTGGCGGTGTACTGCTTGCCGTTGTGGGTGACTGTCATGATTCCTCCCGGGCGCGGAGCATTGCGTCGGCAATGTGATACGCATCTTCGGCTAATTCTTTGTACTGTGGTGATTTCGGGCCGCCACCAAACGAATGCCCGTCCCATCTACGCACAATGGCTGCCATAGCCTTTGCCGCGAAGTAGTCGCGTAGCGACATACCGCCACTGGTAATAACCTCTTCCACGCCTGGGGCTACCGGCTTTCTTATGTGTGGAAAAGCTGGTCCGCCATGATTTTCTTTGCTCATAATCATCTCCGCGCTTAAGGCCGCGCCGCCGAACGTTAAACAAGACTTCTGCGCTAATGGGCGGTGGATGGCCGCCGGTTGTCATAACTAAGCCGCCTCGATGAAGCGACTGAGGTATGAAAAAACACGCCGGAGCGGGTCAGTCGTCGTCTTCTGCGGTATTGGTTAGCTGCTTAAATGCTTCGAAAGCAGACATCTGACCCTCGAATTTCTTCCCGAAAACATCAGCCTGTTCCTGAGTAAATGCATCAAGTGCGTTGTCCATAGCCTCTTCGTTGTCTCCAAAGCCCAGGTTCAAAGACATTTCAGCACCATCAAACATGGTCGATATGCATAGCGCGCAATCGCCATCACTGTTTTCACCTTTCTTCACCAAAATCTGACGACCGTAGCTTTCGAACAACTTTGCAAAACGTTCCATCCTCTTACCCTCTGTCGTTACCCGCTGATGCGGGAGAAATGCTTAATTCAGCCCAGCCCACTCAACTTCGAATGGACTGGAATAAATCTGTTTGCGCTTCGCACCTCTCATCCCGTCCGTGTTTCCCGTTCCCACGCCTTTATCGCTCTCGCGAGGGGGTAGCCTCACACCGACCGGATCGCGCCCGGTGCTACGCCGCACATTTGCGTTGGGGTCTAAACAGGATTACCGAGTGCTGTTCCGACTTTGCATGTTGTTAAAAAGCAGGCGACTTGCTGTCCGCCGCTGGCTAACTTCGCTCAGCTGTCGATGTTTCGTTTCGATGAGCTAACAATAGCTAAAGCGATTATTTGAGTCAATCGCCAAAACGATATTCATCATCGATAAAGTGATAATTAATTGAAAGTTAAAGCGATATTTTTTTAAGGAGAGAGTGAAAAAAGTGATGCTGGTAGTGTTTGATGAGATGGGAGGGGAATCAAAGCGTCTTCATAGGGGCAATAAAAAACCCGCCGGAGCGGGTTGTTGTTATCCTTGTTTCGGGGTCGTGTAACCTTCAAGGTTGAATTTAAATTGTTTTGGCCCTGCCTGATAGAAATCAGCCTCGATAATGAGCTTCTTGTGGTTGGGTATGCTTTTGATAAAGCCGTTGGACTGATCAAAGAAAATGACATCTGAGCGACCACTCTCAGCAGGACTCATTTTATACTTGTGAATTTTGTCATTATCGAACTTAACTGAAATCTCGCAACCATTATAAGAGTTGCAACTAAATTGACCCTTGCTTATCAATAATATTGCTTCATTAGGTTTAAGATCTTCTGCTTTTTGGTCACCCTTCAATTCAGTTTTTGGGGACCGAAGAACTAAAGTCATCGTAGATCCTCCATTGTAAGGGAAATCAAACTCTACAGAGTTGTCGGAGTCAGTTTGCAGAAATTTTGTTGCTGTTCCGCGCATTTCATCGTTGTCGTAAGAGGCGATCCACTCTGCCGAAAAAGTCGTAGTAGAGACAAGTAAAGAGCCTGCAAATACTATTTTTATCCATTTCATTATAGAGCCATCCACTTTGAAAATTGTATGAAACATCCTAACCAGAAATAGCTAATCCGCAATGGAAAAAACTGATAAGTTGCTCTCAATTCAATAGACGCAAAAACCATAATACGTGTTTATGCGAAGCGTTTGTAATCTATTGATTGCCTGAGTAGGACCTTTGCCATTACATAGAACGAGTCCTCGTCTCCGGCTTCGACGTACCATTTTTCGTAAATCGGGTTATCTGAGATAACTGCCAGGCGGTCACGCTGCATCTGTAGGCGCTTGACGTGCAGAGTCTTCCCGAAGACAAAGACATATACCCCATCACCATCAAAATGCGTTACTCCGGTGTCAACGAAGATCTGATCGCCAGGCGAAATGGTGCCGTCCATGCTGTCGCCGTTAACCGTGATGACTTTGACGTGAGTAGCTGGCCTGTTACCGAACAAGGCGCGGGCCTGTTCAGTCGTGTATTCGATGGCTCGGATAGTTTCAATGAAGTCGCTGGTGACAATGGTCCCTGGCCCAGCGCTGGCTTTAACGTCGAGTACATCCACGCGGTAAATCCCATTCAGTGACGGCTTAACCTGGTATAGCGCAGTCGTTTCTCTTGCGCCACTGGAAGCCATTTCCCCTTCACCAGTAGACAGCCACTCCGGCCGCACACCCAGAACAGAGGCAATCTCAACAGTCTTACGAGAGCCGTTAGCTTCCTTGAGTAGCTTATTGACGCTGGACTGAGCCATGCCGACATCTTTGGCTAATCGGCCCTGTGTATATCCAGCATGTTTCATTGCCTGCGCCAGGCGCTCCGAGAATCCCATATTCACCTCTATTAATGACTCCCTTAACTCTATCGCTCAAGCGATTATTTAGCAAAAAATCGCCTATGCGATTGACATTCACTAAAGTGATAACCATAATCGCTTTAAACTGATAGCTGAGGTGATTATGAAGACCCCAACAGTAGAGAAGAACTCCGCAGTAGAGAAAGCGATCGCCATCGCTGGCAGCCAGAAAGAACTGGCAAAACGCTGCGGCAAAGCCCAGTCCACTATCTGTGACTGGCTTAACGGAAAGAAACGCATCTCCCCGGTTCACGTTCCTGAACTGGTGAAAGCGGTTGGTGGTGAAATCCAGGCTCACGAATTCCGCCCAGACCTGCCGTCCATCTTTCCACACCCTGACAACCATGCCGCTTAACGGCGGCCCTAACCACGAAAGGGAAAGCAATGCATTCACTTGCGTATCAACACAATACCGGAATACACCCGGGAGCGATGATAAACCGCGCTCAATCTAAAGCGGCACCAGACCACGAAAAGATCCGCAATGCGGTCCGTGCCTGGTCGTCGTCCCTGGACAATCAGGACGTCGTCTCGGCGCTGATCATCAACGAATACCGGGAGCAGGGCGGGACCGCTATCAGCTTTCCGGACGACATCAGCCGGGCGCGCCAGAAGCTGTTCCGCTTCCTGGATAACCGCTTCGACTCCGATCAGTACCGCGAGAACGTTAGAGAACTGACCCCAGCAATCATGGCTGTTCTTCCTGTTGAGTTTCGTACACGCCTGGCGCCGCAGAACGACACCATGTCGCTGATCGCATCTGCCATGAAGGAATGTTCAGAAGCAAAGCAAGCCGTTCTCCTGAACGCGCCTGAGCACCAGAAAATGAAGGAGGTAAGCGAGGGCATAGCGTCTCTGTTTCGCCTCATGCCGGAGCAGGTAGGACCGCTGATGACGATGGTCACTTCAATGCTGGGGGTTATGTGAAGACTTCAGAAAGGGCGAAAGCCGGTCTGCGCGAACAGAACCGACTTTCAGGTGGAATTAACTGGATCAATTCACAGGAGCAATTATGGCAAACACTGCCGAAGTAATCAATTTCCCTGTGCCTGACGTGGCACCTAAGGAGCCGCGCGTGGCAGATCTCGACGACGGGTTTACGCGCATCGCTAATGAATTACTGGAGGCTGTCATGCGGGCTGGATTGTCTCAGCATCAGTTGCTGGTCTTCATGGCTGTAATGCGCAAAACATACGGTTTCAACAAAAAAGCTGATTGGGTCAGTAACGACCAGTTATCTGCCCTTACCGGCATTCTTCCGCATAAATGCTCTGCTGCAAAAAGCACGTTAGTTAAGCGTGGAGTATTTACCCAAATCGGGCGATCTGTCGGAATTAACAAATCGGTCAGTGAATGGGTGAAATTACCCAAATCAGGCAATAAAAATAAATCTTACCTGAAAGAGGTAAATTTACCTGAATCAGGTAAGGAATGTTTACCCGAATCAGGTAACGACACTTACCCAAATCAGGTAAACACAAAAGACAAACATACAAAAGACAATAAAGACAATATTAATAAACCCCCTAAATCCCCCAAACCGGCTTCGTTCGATCCGGCTGGTGTTGACCTTCCTGAATGGCTGTCAGTTTCAGTCTGGAAGTCATGGGTCGATTATCGTCGCGACCTGAAGAAACCGATCAAGTCTCAGCAGACGGTTACACAGGCCATAAACCTGCTCGAGCGTTGCAAGTGCAGAGGATATCAGCCTGAAGAAATCATCAACCAGAGCATTGCAAACGGCTGGCAGGGTTTGTTTGAGCCGAAGGGGGCCAAACAGCCTGCACGCTCTCCGTCCCGCGTAGCTGAGAACTTCGCTGGCAAGGACTATGGCCAGACTGAAATTCCGTCATGGGCGAGGGACTGAGTATGGAACTGCTCGAAAAAATCGACGCTATCGAAAAAATGCTGGAAGTACTCGGCAGGCCGCCAGAGCAACTCCCTAACTGCGAGACCGTCTGCGAAACGGTGATTTGCGAGAAACACGGCGAATACGAACAACGTAAACGCGTGCTTACCAGCAGCCTGATCAAGCTGCCATCACCGCCGACTCGCTGCCCAGGCTGCCTGCGCGATGAGTTGACATTCCTGTATGCCGAGAAAAAACGCTGGGAAGACCGCACGCGCCAGCAGAACATCGATCGCCTGCTGCGCCAGCTTGAAATCCCTGAGCGCTTTGTGACGTGTACGCTGGAAAACTACCTGCCGGTGGGCAAAGAGTCAGAACGCGCGCTGCGGGTTTGTCAGGCATATGCAGCGAAGTGGCCAGAGCGACTGAAGCAGGGTGGCGGACTGGTGATGTGTGGCAAGCCGGGTACCGGTAAAAACCACCTTGCCCTGGCGATCGCTCGTTATGTCATCGAGAACCACCAGAGCCCGGTAATTTTCACCACAGCGCTGAAGATTGCCCGTGAGTTCAAATCAACGTGGTCGAAAACAGCGATTCGCTGCGAAAACGACGTGATTTCTCAATTCACCACTCCTGACCTGTTGATCATCGACGAGGTCGGCGTCCAGTTCGGCAGCGAGGCTGAGAAGCTAATCATGTTCGAAATCATCAACACCCGCTATGAGCGGATGAAGCCGACCATCCTGATCAGCAACCAGACCAAAGAAGAGTTGGCAGCTTTCGTGAGTGAACGAGTTATTGACCGCATGAGCGACGGCGGTGGGTGCACTCTGTCATTCACCTGGGATTCATACCGTTCCAAGGGGGCTTCATGAAAGGCAAACAGGCAATCATGCGTTATCTCGAAACGCACCGTACTTTCACTGCGAAGGATGTGGCAACCGAATACGGAATATCACTGAGCTGCATAACAAAAAACGCTCTTGAGCTTGAGAAGAAGAGGGTAATCATCCGGCTTAGCAAAGTCTGGCGAACGGTGACTTATCGCCTGGCGACACCGGAAGAGCAGGATGGTACCGCGCGCAGCTGCACCAACGGAATATTTCAGGAGTGCCGCCAGAGTCCGGCGATGAAGCGAGTTCTGGCATTTTACGGGAGAGCGTCAGCATGAAATCAACGGTAGAAACAAAAATCTGTGAGTTAGTGAAGTCAGGGCATGAGCTGGCGAAAGAACTGCATTGTGCTGAGTCTGCCGCGCTGGTGCGTAATCTGGCTACGCAGCTGGAAGTGCAACTGGTGCGTAGCAATGCTCTGGCCGCAAAGCTGAGCATGATTAACGGCCTCATGGGCGCTGCTGAACAGGCCAACAAACTGGCACAAGAAGCAACGGAAAAACTTGTGCAGGAGCGTGACGCGCTGGCTGCGGAGAATGCGGCGCTGAAGGCGTTTGGCGACAAGCTGAATGAGATGCATAACGGCCTGAATGGTGAAGGAACCGGAATTCAAGGGCGTGCAGAAGTGGCTTGTCAGCAGGCTGCGCTGGACGCTGCGATGGAAGAATTTGACGCAATCAAAACCCCAGCCACATCCGCTTTCCTGGCTGAAGTGCAATCAAAAGCTCGCGAAGAAGGTGCTTACTTTGTTGCTAATCGAATGCTTGCTGCATGGGATGCCGGATTTATCGATGACACCGCAAAGAACGCTGCGGACATCGCACGAATGATACTGACCTCCACAGAGTTTATGGCTGATGCGCCGGAAGGCGATTTCGAACGCTCATTCGCTGATGGCGTGCTGAAAGATATCGCAGCCCAACTTCGCAAAGGAGCCGCCCAATGAGCACTGGTATCAAACACCCAGCAATTCGCTACCACGGCGGTAAATTCCGCCTGGCATCGTGGATTACCAGTCATTTCCCTGAGCACCGCTGCTATGTTGAACCGTTCGGCGGCGCTGCATCCGTCCTGCTGCGTAAGGAACCCAGCGAGGCCGAGGTATATAACGATCTTGATGGTGATGTAGTGAACCTGTTCAGTGTCCTGCGCGATCCTACTGCCAGTCGTGCGCTTATCGAAGCATGCGCATTAACTCCTTATTCCCGAACTGAGTTCCAGTGCGCTTACGAGCCAACTGACGATCGTGTAGAGCAGGCTCGACGTCTTATCGTTCGCGCCACTATGGGCTTCGGGAGTGCTGGCGCCACGAAAGGTTGCACTGGCTTTCGTCTCGATACCAAACGCAACAGTAGCACCGCACAACGTGTATGGGCTCGCCAGCCGGATAATCTCGCCGCGGTCGCCAGTCGGTTCTCTGGCGTCCTCGTTGAGAACCGACCGGCTATTCAGTGTATGCAGGACCATGACACGCCGACAACGCTCCACTTTGTTGATCCGCCGTATGTCCATGACACCCGGACAGGTTCAACAAAAACAAGCGCATACCGCTTCGAAATGACGAACGACGAGCATGTAGAACTACTCGACGCGCTGAAGTGTTTACAGGGGATGGTCATCGTTTGCGGCTATGACAGCAAACTTTATAACGATGCGCTGGCGGGCTGGCTGCGCGTCACCCGCACCACGTCGGCAAATGGTCATTCAGGCTCAGTGCAACGTACCGAATGCCTCTGGATTAACCCGGCAGCACAGCAAAAACAGGAGCGTGCAGCATGAGCAACATCGACAAACAGGCGCTGCGCCAATTAGCAACGGATGCGCATGAACTGGGCATCATCAAGCGTTACACGAAAGGCATTGAGGCCAATAAGAGGTTCGCTGCCACCGCCACTCCTTTAACCGTTCTGGCGCTGCTGGATGAGCTGGAAGCCAAAGACAAGCAGATAGCAGATTTAAAGGAAGCGTTCCGCATTGCCTTGTCTGCTGCTGGCATCGACGTCGCAGTTGGCATCGGTGAGGGGGAGTGATGGGTATCACGCATGTTGTGAGCTTCTCTGGTGGCAGAACATCCGGGAGACTTGTCAGGGAAATGGAAAATAAACGCCAGTTGGGGTGGGATGTTCGTTACGTGTTCATGGACACCGGAGCGGAACACCCTGAAACCTATAAATTCATCAGGGAGGTTGTCGCTAACTGGGGGATTGACCTTATTTGCCTTCGCGTCCAGGTAAATCCCGAACTGGGGAAAGCGAACAGCTACAAGGTCATTTCCATTGATGAAATTGGCCCCGATTTGCAACCGTGGATCGATGTTATGGCGAAATACGGCACTCCATATTTCGGCGGCGCGTTCTGTACGCGGACAATGAAAATTGAGGTATGCGAACGATTTTGCAAAGAGAATTTTACCGATTACCGGTCGTGGCTTGGGATGCGTGTCGACGAACCGGCACGAATCTGGGGTGAAGCTCTTTTCCCTAAATTGCGCCGTATGAATTTCGATAATTACATGATGATTGATTTATATCGCGATTTATCGCAGTCGCAAACTAAGGAGCAAATGCAGGAAACTCTGGAAACTCATTTCATGATTTTCGGTGACGTGGCAAATGAGATTATTAATCGTGTTCTTTCTATCGCCATATCAAAACAGCGCTTTATGGCAGAAATAATTGATGATGAAAAACAGGATGTTCTGAACTGGTGGAAGCTGCAACCGTTCGATCTCGGTATCCCTGAGCACCTCGGTAACTGTGTTTTTTGCATCAAGAAAGGCGTCAACAAAGTTGCTCTTGCTATGCGTGATGCTCCTGAAATGCTGGCGCAATTCCGTGAAGCAATCATGTCACCTGATGTGCGCGTTGTTGAGCGCCGCCAGCAGGAAAACAAAATCATGTACAGGAAAGGGCATTCTCTGGACAGCATTGAAGAAGCATATCAATCACTAACTCGCGATGAAATTGCGGCAACCATGCGCGGCGGCGGTGGTGAAGAACCGGGTTCCTGCACGGAAAGCTGCGAGGCTTTTATTGTAGGAAACAGCGATTCGGCTCAGATGGACTTGTTCGCAAATCAGGAGAAAGCAGCATGACCACTATTACCAGATTCACCAAAGAGCAGTTAATCAAGCGCCTGGAAGAACAGCGGTCGGGAGCGCGCTATGCGTTAAGCTTTGTGCAGGATAGTGAAATCCTGCGAGATATTGAGATGGATTTGCGCATTACTGAAATAGCGCTGGCATCGCTTGAGGCTGACAGTGACAGTAGCATCCACCCGGCGCACGGCCCAGTAACACTCGATCGCCTGCGCCGCATTCGTGAAATCTTGGGCAAAGCCGCAGCACAAAGCGATGGCGGCAATCTCGGTTACGCAATGTCTGATGCTGTGAAAGCGATTGATGAATTGCTGGAAGTGCGAAAGGCGGAGCCTGCCGGATACCACGTTATCAAAGAATGCGGAAAAGTCGGCTGTAGTGTTGCAACACTTGAGGAAGCCGAGAAAACACGAGAATTCTGGAATAAAAAGTGGGCTATTAAGCCGTATTTTTACACCGCCCCGCCAGCGCCGGTAGTTGATGCTGATGATAATTTCTATTCATGGTTCGGAAGAGAATGGGAGCAATACTATCAACCTAATAATTACTCTTTATCGGCAAAGAAACACCTAGGGGCAATTGCTGAATCTGCATGGTTTGCATGTCGCGCCGCCATGCTAAACGGAGGTAAATCATGAAAACTATCCACCTTTCAGAGCGTGAGCTTTCCATGATTTTCAGCATGCTGACGCCGCCTTACACAGTCAGCGATACCCACACGGACGAGTTCAACGAATTGCGTAACAAAGTCTTTTACGCTCTGCGTGATGCTCAGAACGATGAACCTGTAAGTAATCGTGATGAGTTGCAGGTAATTGGCTGGCTGCGTAGTGATTACAACAGCGACGACAAACGCGACCCGAACGCACCTCTGTTTATGTTGGGCAGCAATGACCCGTCTGAAGCTTGGGGTGTGAAATATCTCCCGTTGTCTGGCAACTCTCCGGTGATTCCAGATGGTTACGTGCTGGTGCCTATCGTCCCGACCGAGGACATGATTATTAACGGCTTCGAATCTGTTCCAGATCCACACTTCAGCGATGAAAAAGAGTGGGAGGAATACGAAGCATTAAGCGGATGCCGCAAGGCGGCGCGCCGGGCTGAGTTGTGCTGGGCAGCAATGATCTCCGCTGTGCCCAAGGGGTAGTAACCGAAACGAAAAAGGGGCCGACATTTGTCGCCCCCCAAATAGGGAGGGGATTTGAACCCCTGGACCACATTTCTGCAGTCTGCGCAGTATCAATGCGCCGCAATAAACCAAGCTCTGCCACCCTGCCATACTTGGCGTTGATAAGATTTATCTCATATCGTTTAATGATTGCCAATTATCCATTTTTGGTAGGGTGTAATATGTCTAACTGGAACATAGCAGCAAAAAGCAAAGAAGAGCAGGACAAAGTTAACGTAGACCTGGCGGCCAGCGGCGTGGCGTACAAAGAGCGCCTGAACATGCCGGTTATCGCTGAGCAGGTAGCACGAGAGCAGCCAGAGCATCTACGCGAGTATTTTATGGAGCGAGTACGTTACTACCGTGAGCAAAGCCTGAAGCTACCGAAATCATCCGATCCGCGCTACATCGAAATGGCGGAGCAAAACGCCAAAAAGTAACTAATTAATTACTAGGAGGTAAGAATATGGCCCTAAAAAAAGTAACCATAAAGGGTGGTTCTGCTGATGGTCAAAGTTTTATGCATGAAGTAAGTAGCAAGCCTGATGATAATGGTGCTTATGGTTACATTGAAAAAGAAACGAGTAGTTTACTTTCAACGAAAGTCACATACTTCATAGAGAAGGATGAGAGCGGTAAAGTTGATACATACTTTGTTGATTTCACAAAACCACATTGATTATTGATAATCAACCCGCCATAATCATTTCATCGGAGCCTGAACAACTCCGGTGACTTCTGCGCATTTAAGGGGACTTAAATGCGACTACAATCTGAACTCTTCACCTTGTCACAGATGCAGAAATGCACCTGTGGTTTTCTGCATTCTGCGTTTAGCCTCTGCGGAGGTGAAGCGTGAGCATAAAATTCTACCTTCGCGACGAGCAGGTTCGTCGCAACCTCATCGATTACATCAATAAACAGCCTGTCAGCGCTGATTTCCCGCTTGTGGTCACTCTTTCTGACCCTAAACGAACCCTTCCTCAGAACTCTCTGTTCCATGCCTTGTGTGGCGATCTGGTTAAGCATCGCGTCCAGTGGGCTGGCTCGGCATGGTCACAACCTTCATGGAAGGCAATTCTGGTATCCGGTCATTCCATCGCCACCGGCGGGCAGGGCAAGGTTATTGCCGGGCTTGAGGGTGAACTTGTCGCCATTCGCGAAAGCACAGCATCAATGGGCGTTAAGCGGATGAACAGCCTCATCGAGTACACCCAGGCATTTGCGGTCAGTCAAAACATCCAGCTTCGCGACGTCCGTTATCAGGGCGATTTCTTTGGGAGAATGTCATGAGCAATCTGATCACCTCAAACACCATCACCATGTCCAGCATTGATATTGCCGAGTTGGTTGGAAGTAGGCCGGACAACGTGAAAGTCTCTATAGAGCGCCTTGCAGAGCGCGGCGTAATACGGCTTCCTGCAATGCAGGATTTCGAAAAAATCAATAACTTAGGTCTTGCTGTAAAGGTAAGTGCTTATGTTTTTGAGGGTGAACTAGGCAAGCGTGACAGTATCGTTGTAGTCGCTCAGCTTTCTCCAGAATTTACCGCCCGTCTCGTAGATCGCTGGCGTGAACTGGAGGAGTCCGCTTTAAGTATCCCCAAAACGCTACCGGAAGCTCTCCGCCTTGCCGCCGATCTGGCTGAACAGAAACAACAACTGGAAAATCAGCTTGCTCTCGCAGCACCTAAAGTTGAGTTCGCCGATCGCGTCGGTGAATCCGAAGGCATCCTCATTGGCAACTACGCCAAAGTAGTAAAGCTCGGACAAAACAAATTGTTCGCCTGGCTTCGTGACAACGGAATCCTGAGCGCCAGCGGTTCACGCCGGAACGTTCCTAAGCAGGAATATATGGATCGTGGCTATTTCACTGTGAAAGAAACCGCAGTTAATACCAACCACGGCATTCACATCTCCTTCACGACAAAGCTCACCGGGAAAGGCCAGCAATGGCTAACCCGGAAACTGGTAGATCATGGTCTGCTTAAGGCGCAGGGGGATGCTGCATGAGGTCTGTTTACCGAAGTAAAAAATGGCTAGCCGCAGTCGGCCAGATTGAGCAATGCGTCCTGTGTGGTGCATGGGGCGTGCAGGTCGCACATCGAAACGAGTCAAAAGGCATGGGAATGAAAGCCGATGACTGCGCCACCGCCGCGATCTGTGTCACCTGTCATTCTGAGATTGATAACGGTAAGAACCTGAGTAGAGATGAGCGCCGTCAGTTAATGGATCGCGCTATCGTTCTGACCGTTATCCAGATTGCCCGTCGTGGCCTGGTGGTGCCCTTATGAACCAATATCGTATCTCATTGCCGTGGCCGCCGAGCAATAACCGCTACTACCGGCATAATCGCGGCAGAACCCATATCAGCACAGAGGGGAAGACGTACCGCGACCTGGTTGCCGAAGTCATCAAAACAGAGATGCTCGACATTGGTGTGACTTGTCCTCTGAAGGTTCGCATTGAATGCCACATGCCGGATCGCCGCCGCCGTGACCTGGACAACCTGCAAAAGGCAGCATTCGACGCCCTGACTAAAGCCGGGTTCTGGGCTGATGACGTGCAAGTGGTTGATTACCGCGTAGTGAAAATGCCGATCGCGAAAGTCGGCAGGCTTGAACTGACCATCACCGAACTGGAGGCAGCATGAACCACGACGACTTCCTCCGTTACCAGGCAGAAAGCGTTAAGCGTGCCAGCATGCCACCAGTAGCAAAGCACAGCCAGACCAAAACCAATCAGCCACAGAAGGAAGCCGCATGAAACGCGCAGACCAAAATATTGCATGGTCAGAATTGGCTAAGGTTCCTCGCCGTTCGTACCTTGGGAAATACCGACGTCTTACTCCTGCGCAAAACCGCTGGGTTCGCTCACTGCTTGGCATGTGGGGGAGAGAGTTTGGTGGAAGCGGGACGGAGCATCTTACTGACAGTGCTGGAATGTGGTCGATGATTCTTACTGGCTGGACTGGCGAACAGCAGGAGCGGATCACTACGGTGCTGGCAGGACTGCGCAAGATGGGATATTCCGGTGACCAACTCATCACTCAGGCAAAAGCTATCATTTGGCCTAAGAAGTCACTTTCTGACCTGATGGAGAAAGCCAGTGATGAGGAAGAGGCTGAGTTCATGGAGCAGGTAATCCTAAAATCCTTCACCAAAAGCAGCATCGTCTACGAGATCGGGAAAGACTATTACACCTGGCGCAAGACCATTAACGATATGGCGCGTTGGATGCAGTACCATCACGCTCCCTTTTTGACTGAAAAGCAATGTATAGATCGCGTTCGTTGGTGCATTGAGTTGTTCAATTCTGCTGTCTTCTTCACGTTAATTGCAGAACTTGGCATCGAAAACAAAGAAAATTGCAAAAAAGACTTGAAAACAAGTTTTGAAGATGCATAATTCGTATATGCTCGGACGTCGAAGGCGAAAGAGCGAGGTGATATAAAAACACCAACAGAATTCAAGCCCGAGGTTAAACGCCTTGGGCTTTTTATTTGCCTGTAGCTCAGAGGAAAGAGCATCTGCCTTCTAAGCAGTTGGTCGCTGGTTCGAATCCAGCCAGGCGAGCCAAAACCCAGCCAGGGTATCTTCAGCCGCAGAGCTGACATTGCCACACCCTCACATTGCCAGCTTGTCGCTGGCTTTTTTTATTTCAGGCCCCGGGAATCATCATCGACAAGCCTCGTTGTTAAATCCAGCCCGAGGGCCTGACCCCTTTCAAACACACACAGCGCCATCCGTCATTAACGGAGGTGAGGCCTATGAAAATGCCATACAAACAAGATTTCATCGCTGCGCTACTTGCCGCCAAGGAGCAGGGTATTGGTGCAATGCTGGCTTTTATCATGGCGTACCTGCGTGGCCGCTATAACGGCGGCGCGGTAACAAAAACGCTAATTGATGCGCTGATGTGCGCGATGATCGCCTGGTTCGTCCGTGACCTTCTGGACTTTATCGGACTGAGCAGCAACCTCGCATACATTGCCAGCGTCTTTATTGGATACATTGGCACCGATTCGATCGGCAATCTGATTAAGAAATTCGCAGCCAAAAAGGCGGGAGTTGACGATGCAAACCAGTCCTGACGGCATTGCGCTGATAAAAAAATTCGAAGGTTGCCGGCTGACTGCCTATCCAGACCCAGGGACAGGCGACGCTCCGTGGACGATTGGTTATGGATGGACTCACCCGGTAGACGGCAAGCCAGTAAAACCCGGAATGACCATCGATCAGGCAACAGCTGACAGGTTACTTAAAACAGGGCTGGTGAGTTATGAAAACGATGTGCTGAAGGTGGTCAGAGTCAAACTGACACAAGGCCAGTTTGATGCACTGGTATCGTTCGCTTACAACGTTGGCTCGCGTGCGCTTTCAACATCCACTCTGCTGAAGAAGTTAAATGCTGGCGACATCAAAGGTGCTGCCGATGAGTTCCTGCGTTGGAATAAGTCGGGCGGAAAAGTTATGCCTGGACTCAATAACCGACGCAAAGCTGAGCGTGATGTGTTCCTGAAGGGGTAAAGATGAAAATCTTCATTGTTATTTTTTCTCTCCTGCTTTCTGCGTGTGATTCCGGCCCGGAGCCAGCAAAATCCACGATGGATGTTTCATCCCAGCTTTCTGCTGATGCAGATCGCATCAAAGTAACCAAAATGTCTGAGTTCCGCGACACGCTTGCATACGATAACTGGCGAGGTGTCTATCTCATTCAGGATAAGCAGACCGGGAAGGAGTACATCGGCATTAGCGGGATTGGCATCTCAGAAGTCGGGTCGCACACACAACTGATAGGAAAAGTTCAGCAATCCGTAGGGGATGAGCGATGAGCCGCTTAACCGCAATCACCATCGCTGTGGTTGTCTGCATCATAGTATCGCTGGGATGGGCGGTGAACCACTACCGCGACAACGCCATCACCTACAAAGACCAGCGCGATAAAGCCAAAGAGAAACTCATTCTGGCGAACGCCACCATCAAAGACATGACTACCCGCCAGCGTGATGTCGCTGCGCTGGATGCCAAATACACGAAGGAACTTGCCGATGCGAAAAAGACCATTAGCGATTTGCGTCGGGATGTCGATTCTGGTGCTAAACGGCTGCGCATCGCCGCAACCTGCCCTGGAGTGCCCAAAACCACCTCCGCCACCGGCGTGGATGATGCAGGAGCCCCCGAACTTACTCCAGACGCTCGACGGAATTATTTCGATCACCGGGACGGAATCGAAGTAACCGATAAAATGATTCATGGTATGCAGGAATACATCAACACGCAGTGCCTCAGATAAGCAAAAGTGAAAAATATTTCAATTGGTCATGTCTATTTATAGCTATTCAATTCAACCAACATCTATTCATTGAGTGACTATATCTATCTGAATTTAAATGATTTAATCAAGCCTCGCTTATTGCGGGGCTTTTTGTTTTGGACTTCAACGCGCATCTCACGCGCACATCAACGAGAGCCTTTCAGTAAGCGAGCCTGAGAAATGCCGTTATAGGTGGCGACCTCTCTCGGGCGGCTTTTCTGTGAGACAGGCTCACTTTCTAAAAGGTAAAGACGCTATGACAAATCAAACCGTGAATGTTTACGGCGTATCTGTCCGGGTTGACTCCGCAGGAAGATACAACCTGAACGATCTGCATGCAGCAGCTGTTGCCAATGGAGAGGCGACGGAATCGCAAAGGCCGAACAAATTTATTCGAAGTGCAGCTGTAAAGCGTTTCGTTTCTGCACTGGACTCCAGAGGACAAAAATGTCGTCTGGAAGAAAATCAATCACTTAGTATTGTGAACGGTGGTGTCAACCAAGGTGTTTGGGCTGCGGAGTTATTAGCGATTCGCTATGCGGCATGGATTAAGCCTGAGTTTGAAATTCAGGTGTACGAAACATTCCGAGAAGCTGTGCTTAGTGGCATTAGCAGCATGAATCGACTTAACCGCCTCGACTTGCTGATCGCGACCGAGACCAAAGAGGTCAGTGCCTGTGCCAAAGCAATGAATAAGTGGGGAGTAGGCGGACGCAAGAAGCTTCTCAACTGCGCTCGTGAGCGGATCGTCAGTCAGATGGATCCAGATATGGTCGCACTGATGGAAGGGAAGGTCGCTTAGTCAACATCCCCTCGATTACGGGTATGTAAAAGAGAGCCACTTTCACAATGGTTCTTCATTACAGAAGCTCTTCACTGAGGGGCTTCGATAATGATTTGTGTAACCCCGCAAGGATGGTGATCACATCTTGCTGACGGGTAAGCCGTAAGTGGCTAAGCACATCTGAGAAGCAGAGCGAACGCTGCGACAAGGCAAAGAGGTAATCATGTCCGACATCTACCAAATCGCGCTAACCACCCAAACAGGCGAAACCTTCACGGGCAAGATGTCACGACGTCAGCCTGAGCTGGTTAACGGATTTGTGCCGCTGGCGACCGAGACGGGAGAGTGGCTGTATTTCGCGCCTGCCGATGTAAAGCGCGTGGAGTTCACGCCGGTACCAGCAGAGGAAGCACCGGCAGAAACCGAGGAGCCCGCATCATGAATAGCGCATTTATCCCTGTCACCCTGAGTCTGGATGTTTCAGCTGCGGGTGAAGAGGCTCAGGCCGTAGCCAGCGAGCTACTGCGCCGAACCAATGGCCTTAGCCCGCGCATCGCTGAAGATGAGGCGCTTCGCATCCTGCTGGTCGACGTGACCCGGGATTACCTGAAGGCCAAGAGCAAGGCAGAACAAACAACGGAGTAACGAATGACCAAACCAGATTGGGAGGCCATCGAATCGGCTTACCGGGCTGGTTCGTTATCAGTAAGGGCCATCGGTGAAAAGCATGGCGTTAACCACGCCACCATCCTGAAGAGAGCAAACAAAGAGGGATGGCAGCGCGACCTGACTGAAAAGGTAAGAGCGGCAACGAAAGCCAAGGTAACCAAGTCGGTAACCAAAGACGGTAACCAGGCACCAGTGGTTACTGATGAGCAGATTATTGACCAGGCATCTGACGAGGCCGCCGCTGTAGTCATGGCTCATCGGGAAAGTTTGGCGGCATGGCGCGGCATCACCAATAAGCTCAGAGACTTCCTCGAAGATGCAGATATCACGGAAGAGAATCACGCCTCAATGTCTCGCTCGATCACTGCCGGTGTTGATGCTCAAATCAAAGTGATAAACGCTGAGCGCAAGGCGTATAACCTCGACACAGAGGAAGGTAATAAGACGGTTGATGACCTGTCTAACCTGATGGATTCACTGTCTCAGGGGGCATAATGAAACCTGAGCACATCAAGCTGCTGGCCGACAAAGACTGGCGGCTTAATAACCTTTACTGGATCACCGACAAAGAGGGAAAGCCTACGCGGTTCAGGATGACGCCTGAGCAGCGGGAATACTTCGAAGGGATCCACACCCGCAACATCATCCTGAAAGCTCGCCAGCTCGGTTTCACGACTGAGGTGTGTATCATCCAACTCGACGCGGCTCTGTTCGAGTCGGCAAAGTGCGCCCTGATTGCCCACACGCTGAATGACGCAAAGCGCCTGTTCCGCGAAAAGGTTAAGTACGCATACGATAAGCTGCCTGCAGAGATAAAGGCTGCCAATCCGGCCAGTAACGACTCTTCCGGTGAGCTCGTCTTCAAGAAGGGTGGCTCGCTGTACGTAAGCACGTCATTTCGTGGTGGTACGCTGCGTTACCTGCACGTTTCCGAGTTCGGGAAGATATGCGCCAAGTATCCAGACAAAGCCCGTGAGATAGTCACTGGTGCGTTTGAGGCGGTATCGACCGGATGCTTCGCTACTATCGAGAGCACGGCAGAGGGCCGGGCGGGTTACTTCTTCGATTACTGCCAGACGGCAGAGAAAGCGTTACTGCAGGGCAAGCCATTATCCGCCCTAGACTGGAAGTTTTTCTTCTTCTCCTGGTGGAAGAACCCGCAGTATGCAATCGACCCTGTCGAAGCACTGCCGGTGCGCCTGCTGGAATACTTCGCTGAGATGGAGGCGAAGCACAGTGTAGTCGTCAATGAACGCCAGAAAGCCTGGTACTACGCCAAAGAGAAAACGCTCGGCGATGACATGAGGCGCGAATACCCGACCATTCCAGCCGAGGCATTTCAGCAATCTGTCGAGGGCGCGTACTACGCCAAGCAGTTCCGCTGGCTTTACACCAACAAGCGGATCGGCCAAATCCCTGATAACTCGCACCTTCCGGTACACACGTTCTGGGATATCGGTGTGGGCGACTCCACGGCGATCTGGTTCGTTCGCGAGGTTGGCGAAGAGTTCCACATCATCGACTACTACGAAAACTCCGGTGAAGGCCTGAGGCACTACATGAAGGTGCTGAAAGACCGCGGCTATGAGTACGGTGAGCACTGGGGGCCGCACGACATTGAGAACCGCGAGTTTGCTGCTGATGCGAAGTCACGCAAAGAGCTGGCGCGCGAAGGTTACGAGATTGACGGGCAGATGTATTCGATGAACTTCCGCGTTGTGCCGAAAGCAGGGATCGACACTGGTATTGAGTCGGTCCGTGAAATCCTCAAGTCCTGCGTATTCGATGAAGAGAAGTGTGCTGTTGGCATCTCTCACCTTGAGGGCTACCGCAAGGAGTGGGACGACAAACGCGGCTGCTGGAAAGACAAACCGCTTCATGACTTCACATCGCATGGCGCTGACAGCTTCCGTTATTTCGCAGTGACGAAGAACAACCGCAAGCAGGTCGGCACAGTATTCTTCTAAGGAGCATCGCCAGTGAGCGAACAAGATAACGGCCTTCAACTGGCTGTGAACAACCTCGCCACTGAAATGAGGCGAGCGAATTACCTGAACGCAATCGGCATCGGTGGCGGGAACACGAAGCGCCCAACGCTTTACCAGGAATTTGGCTACCCGCGCACGATCACCTTCAACGACTTCTACAACATGTACCGCCGCAATGCCGCTGGCTTCGCTGTGGTTCATCGTCTGCTGGATGGTTGCTGGCAGGATTACCCGGTCATAGTAGACGGTGATGAAGCGCAGGAAGCGGAGAAAACAAACGCCTGGGAAAAGAAAGTCACCAAGTTCATGAAGAAGCTGTGGCCGAAGGTGAAGGATGCCGATCGCCGCAATATGGTTGGGCGTTACTCAGCGCTCCTGCTACAGGTGAAAGACAATCGGAACTGGGATCAGGAAGTCGACACGGCTTTAGTAAAACGACTCGGCGAGTCAGCACTGGTAAAGCTTATCCCGGTATGGGAGCCGCAGTTAACTGTCGCCGAATGGGATAACGACCGTCAGTCTGAAACGTTCAGCCAGCCGAAGATGTTCAACTTCAACGAGCAGCCGGTTGGTGATGAGCCTTTTGTCGGTCCGATGCGCGGCGAACCGGTGCACCCGAGCCGCGTCATCCTGTTCTGTGAAGGATCTGAAGACGACAACGTCCTGTCTGGCATCCCGTTGCTGGAGGCTGGCTACAACAAGGGCCTCGACCTTGAGAAAGTATCTGGCGGTGGCGCTGAGGGCTTCCTGAAGAACGCCAGCCGTCAGATTGCCGTCGAATTTAGCAAAGAAACCGACATGGATACGCTTGCAGACCAGGCAAAAAAGGCAGGCTATGCCGATCTCGGCGAAGCGATGGGCGATAAGGTCAACAAGCTTAACCGTGGTACCGATGCGGCGGCAGTAATGCAGGCCGGGCAGATGCGCGTTCTGAGCGTTACGCCCGGCGACCCGGGGCCGACGTGGGAAGTCACCGCGAACGAACTGGCCGCCTCCGTACAGATACCATTCACCATCTTGTTCGGTCAGCAGACCGGGCGACTGGCGAGCGATGAGGACAAAGCTGACTGGGCTATCCGTCGCAACACGCGTCGTAATGGCTTCCTGACAGACCGGATCACTGCGCTGCTGGAACGCTTCTGGACGCTTGGGATTATCGACCCACCGACAAAAGGCGAGGTCACCATCTCGTGGAGCGACCTGCTGGCACCCGGCGAGAAAGAGAAAATCGAAAACGCTTCGAAACTTGCCGACATCGTCCAGAAAACCACGCCTTACTATGGCGGCGACGCGCCGTTTACGGCAAATGAGCTGCGCGAAGTTGTTGGGCTTGACCCGCTACCGGAGCCAAAAGAACCACCAAAACCGGACGATAAGGTGACTACCGATGATCCACTGGCCGATGACACCAGAACAGACGGCAAAGGTGGGGCTGCCGATCGTTCCGCGCAGCAAGGTTGACCCGACCCGATCGGCAAAGCAGGTCACCGCGATGTACCGGGATATCGAGGAGCGGTATCTCGGCATCAAGCGCGCGCTGAAAACTCTGTTCGACCAGCGCCTGACCGGACGAGATCGAGAGGTAAACAGCCATAACTGGCACTTCCTTTGCCACGACCACGGCGCGGACATGCGGCTCTACCAGGTCAACGCCGGCAAGTTCATCTACGACATGTCCGCGCTGGAACTGGCTGACCTGCTGGAGGCGGTGCAGTCGATTCTGGATGATTACCTGCTTGATGGTGGCGAGCAAAACCTCTGGGCGATGGATTACGTCGTCGCAGAAGCGCAGCGCGGCACGCTGGAGGCATTCAACAACCTCTCACAGCAGTCGCAGGTGTATGCCAGCCAGACGACGCTACAGCAGCTTTTAAGCAGTCCCGGACATCTTAACCAGGTGGCGTCGGCCAGGCTGACCACGTTCAGCGACTGGAAGGTTATCAGCGACACCGTCCGCGGCGATTTAACCAATATCATCACTGACGCAGTAGCGCGCGGGGTTAATCCTCGCGAGACGGCCAGCGTTATCAGCAAGCGCCTAGATGTGTCGATGTCGAAGGCAAAGACCATCGCTCAGACTGAGCAGGTCGGCGCGCTGCGGCAGGCACAATGGAACGAAACCGACTGGGCCGCTGATCGGCTGGGGCTTAACACTGGACTGCTGTGGCTGTCAGCGCTCAAGCCTACGACGCGCACCTGGCACGCCAGCCGACACGGCAAGGTCTACACCACCGAAGAGGTGCGGTACTTCTACGCTGAGAACGGTAACCGGTACAACTGCTACTGCAGCCAGATTCCAGTCCTGCTCAACGACGACGGCAGCATCTTCAATGAGGGGTTGGCGGATAAGCTGAAAAAAGAGCGTCAGCAGTGGGCAACCAAGGAGGCTGCGTGACTATTTATTGGCGCTGTTGTTGCGGACGTACCGTGAGCTACCAGTGCGTAACTGCACTGGACTATTTCCCCTGGTGCTGTAGAGCGCCAATGTTACGAAAAATCTAAACAGAGGACGCAACGTGAAGCTATCCAGCATCCACGTTAAATCCCTCGCCATCAACGCCTCCAACATCTCAACGACCACCATCAACGGCCAGGAACACTACGTCATTCGTGGTGCAGTCCCGATCGTCGATGACATCGTGATGAATGGTGGCCTGTACCCGGCGGAGGAGATTAACAACAGCTACCAGACGATGGAAGGCAAGCTGATGCCTCTCCCGCATCCGATGGTAGATGGCAAATATGTCAGCGCCAATGACCCTCGAGCTATTAACGCATTCCACGTAGGCGCATGGGCTCAGAACGTCAGTAAGGCTGGTGATAGGACGGTAACTGACGTCTATATCAACAAAGCGGTTGCAGAGACAAAGCCAGACGGCAAGCGCCTGATTAATCGCCTAGATGAGATGATCGACGGCACCAACACAGACCCGATTCACCTGTCTACCGGGTTGCTCACCAACAAAGAGAAGAAGTCTGGTGAATCGAAGGGCAAGAAGTACTCATGGATTGCCCGCAACATGCAGTTCGACCACATCGCCATTCTGCTGGACGAGCCGGGGGCCGGGACGCCGGAAGAGGGTGTCGGCATGTTCGTGAACGCTGACGGTCAGGAGGGAGAAGTCGAAACCGCCAGTCTCATCGACGCGGCAAACAGCATGAAAGACGGCTGGTGGAACAAAGTGAAGTTCTTCATCAGCAACGCTTCAGAGATGTCATTCGACGACATCTACCAGGCGCTGCGCATGTCCATCAAGCAGGACGACAAAAAGTGGCGATACGTCGTCAGCGTCTGGCCTGACCATTTCGTTTACGAAGAGGATGGTGAAAACGCCAAGCCGAAGCTCTTCGACCAGAAGTACCTCATCTCTGACAAGGTAGTAACGCTTGTTGGCGATCCAGTAGAAGTCGTGCGCAAACCAACTGAGTACGAAGTCAAAACCAACGGAGAAGAAAACCCGATGAAAGAGAAGATGATCGCCGCGCTCAATGCCGCAGGCGTTAAAACCGAGGGGCTGACCGACGATCAGGTCTGGGATGCCTACAACCAGCAGATGCAGAAGAAAGATGGCGGCGGCGACCCGGGCCAGGCTCAGATTAACTCTGACGCGATTACTGCTGCAGTAAATCAGGCGCTGAAGCCGCTTACCGATGAAATCAGCACGCTGAAATCTCAGCTGCAGGCGAACGCTGAAAGCGACCTGAAAACCAAACGTGACGCGGTTAAAGCGAAATTCTCGTTCATGACCGAAGCGGCGATCAACTCGCTGGCTGGCGATGCGCTGAACGACTTGTACTCACAGTGCCAGACCAGCACCGGTCTGAACCCTGCATTCCAGGGGAATGGCGCTCAGAGTGAAATCCTTAACATGGAGGCACCTGAATAATGGCTCTCGCTCCTCGTTTCCATACCGTAATCGCGGGTCCGGCCCGTAAGAATGACCCGCAGGTCATTGAAGCAATCATGGCGGCGGCCGTGAAACCCGGCTCACTGGTGATGCTAGACAGCACCGGGAAACTGGCGGTTCACAATGTCGCTGGTGGTGCAGGCGTTGCTCTGGCTCTTCAGCACAACTATATCGGCGGTGGTGACATTCGCGACTCGGTTCCAGCAGGTGATACCGGCGCGGCCATCATGTGCGAAGACGATGTGGATTACCACATGCTGGTCAAAGCAGGCGAAGTGTTGCTGGAAAACGAAGGTCTGGTTTCTGCCGGTGACGGCACGCTGGCCAAGTCAACCACGCCAGCCACCGACCAGGTCCTCTTTTATTCACGCGAAAAAATCACCGTTGGCGCTGAAGCTCAGCTCGTGAAAGTTCGCAAATCAGGGAAAGCAACCGCATGAGCATGATCGTATTCAACAAAAAGCTGGTTACTGAATATAACCAGGTAAAGCAGGCGTGGAATCAGCTGCTGATGCAGCGTGAGTCCTTCAACATCAACCAGAACACTATTTCCGCCCAGTATGGCGGCGCGCTGGAAGTTAACCAGGCAGCGCTGATCTCCAAAGACTACTGGCGTGAAGTGGACAACATCACCACCCGAGTCTTCCGTAATGACGAAGGCAACGGCCTGTTGGATGATTTGCTCGGTCTCGGCACGCCGATCTCTATCGGCAAGACAGCGGCGCTGTACCGCGTTTCCAGTGACGCTGGCAAGGTTCATCGCTCACTGACGGGCCACGTACCGGAAGAGCTGGATAAAGTCATCTACGACGAAGCTGGTGACCCAATCCCGATCTTCAACACTGGCTACAGCCGCGAGTGGCGCGAGTGGAACGGCATGCAGTCGGAAAACCTCGATGCTATGGCCGACGACCAGGAAGCGCACGTTGCCGCTATCCGCGAGGATATGGCCGACTATATGCTCTCCGGTGACGCCAAAGTGAAAGTGAAGGGCTACGTCGGCGCTGGTATTACCAACCACGCCAACACCAACCAGGTGGATCTGAGTGCGTCTGGTCTGAATATCGACCTGACAACCTCTACTCCAGATGAGTCAGTAGCGTTCTTCACTGGCCCGTTCGCGAAACTGCTGGACGATAACTTCGTGCAGGAAAAGGTCAAACTGTGGGCATCCCCAGCCATCATGCGCAACCTGAACCGACCATATTCCAATGCGGCCGGCTTCAAGGAAGGTACCGTGCTGGAATACATCCTGCGCTACGGCCGCATTGAGTCGTTTAACCAGACCTTTAAGCTGACCGGTAACCATTTCATCGCGTACGTGCGCAACTCACAGTACATCAAGACGCGCATCGCCGCGCCGGTGGGAACCTTCATGATCCAGCGCCAGAATCCGTTCGACAACTACAACACCCTGGTCTGGAGTGCTGTCGGTCTGCAGATTAAGCGCGACTTCAACGGTCGTTCAAAAGTGTTCAACGCACAGGGTTAAGGGGCTTCGGCCCCTTTTCTTCAGGAGAGAGCATGAAAAAGTTAAAAGTCGAGAAAACCGGATGCTGGGGCACGATTGATGGTGTGTTCCAGCAACTGCCGGTAGGCCATGAGTTCGTTGCTGTGGATATCCCTCCAGCGTTCTCTGGCCGGGTGTCAGTCGTCGGTGAAGTCGATAAGCAGGCGCTTGAAGTTGCCACTCCGGGCAATACTCCTGCAGAGCAGGCAGAGCAGGCAGAGCAGGCAGAGCAGGCAGAGCAGGCAGAGCAGGCAGACACCTCCGCTAAATCGAAAAAGGCGAAATAACCATGGCTGACCCAATCACAGCGGCAGACGTGCAGGCGTTCCTCGGTGAATTGGGTTACTCCATCCCGGGCGCGCTGCTGGATCCGATTCTCTGCGTGGTGAACAAGATTATCCCGTGTCTCGATGGCGCGGGGTATGACGAGTGCACCTCGAAGCTGATCCTGATGTACGCCGCCGCGCTTATGGCTACGTCGTCCGGGGCTCGCCGCATCAAATCACAGGGTGCGCCGTCTGGCGCGTCCCGCTCGTTTGAATATGGCGACGACAGCATCACCTGGCTGCGCGACTCGCTGGCCAGGCTCGATACCAACGGATGCACCAGTGAGTTACCGATTAGCGCTGGTAACAGTGTCGGCCTGTTCATGGTGGTGGGAGGTTGCTAATGCTTGAAGCAAAACAAATTGCCGATCTGCTGAACCAGTTATTCGAGATAGACCCAGCGGCGGCGGCTGACCTAGCCAATCACCGGGTGGTATGCAACGACGCATTTCTCGGTAGCGACATTCCCTTTGTCTGCTCGCAGTCACGAGATGGCGTTATCACCATGGGGCTGGTCGGGTTCGTGAATGCCATGGCTAAGCCAGGAACAGGCTACGCAGCAGCCATGTATGACGATGCCAATCATCTCACTGGTTTTACCGTCGTAGGTGCTGAGTGATGACGTACAAATCAGTTAAGCACGGCCTGCCGCGTTCGTTCACCCGCGTCTGGGTGATGACCGACACCGGGCGTGAGACAACCGGCTACGTGAAATCGAATGGTGAATGGCATATCAACTGTGAGCGTATCCGGGCGACCGGCGCGAAAGTGCTGAGGTGGAAGGAGTGAGAGTTGGTGTATAAAAAGCCAGCAAATGGTAAAATTAACGAGCCGGGGAATGCGTCAACATTGCCACCGGCTCTAACCATCATTACCTATTGCGGAGGTAACTATGGCTCATCAAATCTTAAGCCATCAGCACCATAATGCGCCATCTTATAATGGCGTTGCAGGCGTCTATCAGATTACCAACACCATCACTGGTGAGGCGTATATCGGCTCTACGGTTAACATTTCAGGACGGTGGGCGAGTCATCGCTATAAGCTGCGGAAAGGCACGCATGGAAACAGAAACCTTCAGGAGTCATGGAATAAACATGGCAAAGGGGTCTTTGATTTCTCCGTTCTGGAAGTAGTGAGTAATAAGTCAGAGCTTATTGCCGCCGAGCAGCGATTCTTTCGCGAATTAAACCCGACTTTCAACATCGCGCCAAACGCAGGAAGCTGTCTCGGAGTTATTCATACCGAAGAATCAAAGGCGAATATGGCGGAAAGCCGCAGGGGAGAAAAGAACTGCTGGTTCGGAAAAGTACCGACCTGTGCAGGTATGAGCAGCCAGCCTGAAGTCAAAGCTAAAATATCAGCCAAGAATTCAGGCGCTGGCAACCCTATGTTCGGTGTTACCCCGCCACACGCCAAGTTTACCGATGAGCAGGTGCGCGAAATTCGTCGCGCCATTTCAGATGGTGATTCTCTTACCACTATCGCCAAAAGATATGGCGTCTCAAAGGCTAATATTGCCCATATCCGGCAGGGTCGGTCATATGCGAGGGTAATCTAATGTCGGCAACAGCTTCGTGGTCATACACCGCCACGGCGACCATCTGGCGAAAGCTGGAAGGTAATGACGAATACGGCGATCCGCTGGGCTATGCCGAACCTGAGCAAATCCTCTGCGATTACGAGGGCGGGCTCAGTAAGAAGTTAGCCAGCCTGGGCGCTGAAATCGTCGTTAAGAACACCGTCTGGACAGAGTTCGCGCTGGCGGCCACGGGTGATTACCTGCTGATTGGCGTGTCAGCCGAAGCTGACCCGGTTGTGGCCGGTGCCGACGAGGTGCGTCAGGTTATTCGCTATGCCGACACGTTCGAGCGCCTAGTGGATGATTACGCAATCCTGACGGGAGTGTAGCCATGGGCATTAAAGTGAAGGGCATTAGCCAGGCGAAGAAAAACCTTAATGCTCTGGTTGGTGATATTCAGGGGAGAAAGGTCGTTAGAGCCATGCAATCAGCTTTGATTATCGGCGGATCTCAGGCGGCGCTCTATACCCCGATCGATACATCAACCCTCATAAATAGCCAGTTCCGCGAGATTACTGTAAATGGCAATCGCGTGACGGGCCGGGTGGGCTATTCAGCTAACTATGCTGCATACGTCCATGACCCAAGCGTACCTCAGAACTTCCGCCGGGCGACGGCCAGGAAGGAGTTTTTAACCAAAGGGTTTGAAGACACGCAGCGACAGATTGATGCTGTGATCGCCAAGGAAATGTCTTTATGAATCCTCCTATGTATCAGCGAGTCAGGAACATGTTTGGCGATGCCGGTCTTACTAACGGTTTCCTGGTTCAGCTTCTTAATTTCAATGACCCGAATGACCTTTCGAAAGCGATTATGGTGTTCAGACCAAATGGCGGAACCCCCATCAGAAATGACCTCGGGAACGATAATTATGTCCTGGTCGATGTGATTGGTGCAAAGGACAAAAACCAGGCGGCGGCAACGGCAGCTCAGTCAATCCTTGATTACGTTCAGGCAAATCCTCACGCAGACGAATGCGTGGGTAAGATCGAAAACATGGGCGCTTACCCAACTCCGGTGACGACGGAGGAGGGGAGGATTGTCCTGAGATTACAGTTTTCCTGCACTTTCGGGGACTGAAGAAAAATCATCAACACAAGGTCGCCATCTGGCGGCCTTTTTTTATACATAAAAGAGGTCAAAGATGGCTAATTGCCAAAACTCCAACGAAAGGGTATTCGGCTCGGCAACAGTGCTGGAGCTGGCCTATGGTTGCCCAGATGCGCGGCCTACAGAAGACGACTGGAAGGCTCTCGGTGCGGGAACCAGTAAGGGCCTGGATTTCGCTCCAAACTCGGTCACTTCTGACGCAGACGATACTGCTGGATGGGTAGAAAACATCATCACGAACGCAGACGCGACAATCAGTTTTGATGGTGAAGTGCGTAAGCACGACAAGCTGGACCAGTTCGGCTATGGCAATCTGGTGAAGTACTTTACTGATGAGATCAATGCCAAGCGCCAGCCGACGCTGTGGGCACGTATCGCTATCGGTCCAATCGAATTCTCGGGCTATATGGTGATTTCTAACCTTACGCCAGCAGATGGCGGAAGTAACGACATCATCACGTTTACCGTTGAGTTCAAAGTATCTGATGGCACTACTGTTCAGGTTGTAAATACGGACGCTACGCCTTCAACTCCTTTGGCATTCTCCAAAGATCTGCCAGCGACTAAAGCTGCCGATGCAGACAACGACGTCGTTCTTGATGTTGATGTAACAGGCGGTCGCCCTACATACAGCTACAAATGGTTCCTTGGCAGTACTCAGATCGACTCAACTGCAAACCCTACGGCGGCAACAGCCACGCTCTTGCTGCTTGGTGTTACAACCGCATCGAGTGGTAGCTATCGCTGTGAGGCCACGGATAGCGACGGAAATAAAATCACCTCAACAACCTGCGTGCTCACTGTTACTGCATAGCGAACATTACAAAGGCTGTCGGCTGGCAGCCTTGATAATGACCGTTTATCAGGAAACACCATGACTGCTTTGAGAGAGATTGGCGAAATAGGCATAAGTGACAGCCGTGAAGGCGGGAAAGATTACTTGTTACGACCGTCTTTCGAGGCAATGACAAGGATCGGTGAGCCGCATGAAATTGTTGAGATATACGCTGATATCCATGGTCGCGAGGCGGAAAAATTAATCTCTGTCTGTGCAGATGCTTTTGGCGGTTTGCCTGACTGGATGGGGCCAGCGATGCGCAGGGTTTCAGATCGTCTGCTAGCAAAAGCCATGGATGTTTTACAGGCGTGCTCAGACGAAGATTTAACGCCGATTGTTGGCCAATGGGATGAGGTTGAAGGAAAGCTTTCTTATTCGCCCGGTCTCATGCCTCAGTCAGATATTGTCATCTTTGCTCAGCATCTTTTACAGCATGGCGTAACAGGGAAAGCCAGGACGCGAAAACTCCAGCGCCATGAATCATCAGGCGGTACTACAGAATTTAACGCCATTGAATACATCAACGCAGCAAGGATCCACTTCAGTATAAGCCTGGATGAAGCGCGTTGTTTGACCATGACTGAATTTCAGGCGTTGCTGTCAGAGAAATATCCAGACCAAAAAGGGCTAACAAAAGAAGAATACAGCGCAGTTGCTGATGATTTTCTGGCTAAGCAGGCGGCAAGAAGGGCCGCAGCGAAGAAATAACTCCCGGCTATTGCGTGGGATAATCCACAGGAGAAAGATCAATGGCTGGTGAGGAACAAGTAGGCAATATCGTCTATCAGGTGCAGATGGATGTTGCGAATCTGATTGAGGCCCAGCGCAAAGTAAATGAGCGCCTTGAGAAGATGAGTGGCGGAGCGTCAAAAGCGGCCAGTAAGTTTGACCAACTCCAGACCAGCATAAACAAAGTCGCCGGGGCCATAGCTGCATCGATAGTGGTTGACTGGGGGCGTGCATTCCTCGTTGCTGCTGACAACATGAGCCAGCTCAACGCTCGTATAGAGAGACTTACTGGTAGCGCAGCGACAGCCTCGCAAACTATGCAGAATCTGATGCGCATCAGTTCAGCAACGGGTGGTTCGCTACAGGATACAGCGAAGCTGTGGGAGACTCTCAGCACGGCGTTACGCGATACCGGCGCGACAAACGGCCAGATCATCCAGCTCACCGAAACACTTCAGAAAATAGGTCGCATTGGCGGATCCTCGGCAGAAGAAATGGCGAATGCTCTTCGTCAGTTCGGTCAATCAATTTCCTCCGGCACTGTCCGGGCCGAGGAGTTCAACTCCATTCTTGAACAGATGCCTGAACTGGCGCGCCAGATTGCTGCCGGAATGGGCGTTAGCATTGGCGAATTACGACAGAGGATGCTGGAAGGTAAGTTGACTGCTGAAGATGCCTTAAATGCTATACAGAAGCAGACATCCTCTGTAAACGCAGAGTTCGACAAACTTCCACGGACGCTTTCGCAGGCCAATACTGCTTTCACTAACTCAGTGTTGAGCATGGTTGATTCAATTAACCAGGCGACAGGTGCAAGTACCGGGCTTGTTGCGGTTATTGATTCCGTCACTGCTGCGTTGGATCGTTTGATCGGAAAGTCTGCATCCGCTGCATCACAAATTTCAGACCTTACCAGCACAGCAGAAATGTTTGAACGCCGGGCCCGCACATGGGGATGGCTTGGTCTTGATGGATGGGAGGCGCAGAGTAAGGCGCTGTCCGGACTGAGCAACAGGGCAGCAATGCTGGTTAGCGATCTGGATGCTGTTACAAAAGCATCAGAGCAGGCCGCTAATACCAAACCTATTGAGATAAAAGCAACCGGAACTGGAAATAAGCCAAAAGGTGGTAAATCTCAGGCTCAAAAAGATGCCGAACAATACGCCAGGTCGCAGGAAGAGATAACTCAGAAGCTAGAGGCAATGCGACAGAAAGCTGACTTGTCAGCAACAAGTGTTGGCGAATTGTCCCGCGCTCAGGCTGTGCTTAATGCCCAGCAATCGCTGGGTAAATCTGCGACTGAGCAGCAAATTGCTCTTGCAGGTGAATACGCCGCTAAAGCCTGGGATAACGCGAATGCACTTCGTGAACAGGCTAAAGCGGAAAAGGAAAGAGCCGAAGCCAGCAACAAATTCAATGCAATTCAGGGGCGCACCAGCAAAACAGCAGGTCTCGATAGTCAGTACCAGCAGGACATGGCAGACCTTAACCAATACGCTTTGCTTTACCCTCAGAAAATTGCAGAAGCTGAAGCGGCACGGGCAGCCATCGAACTGCAATATCGACAGCAGCGTTCTGCTGCGATGTTTGAAGAGTGGACACAACTTAACCTCGCTACGCAAATGGCTGGCGCTGCTTTTACGTCGTTTGGCAATAATGCCAGCAATGCGTTTACCGGCATTCTTGCTGGCAGCATGACTGCGCAGGAAGCTATTAATTCCCTTGTCAGCAATGCGTTGAACAGTGCAATCAATGCGGTTGTGCAGTGGGGGATAGACTGGGCCAAATCTGCTCTTATGGGGCAGACGGCTACTGTTGCAGCGGTATCAGCTTCGACTGCTGCGCAGACAGCGGGGCTTGCCACTACGACATCAGCCAGTACTGCGTCCGCCGCAACAACAACAGCGGCCTGGACTCCGGCTGCTCTCGTCGCATCTATCGGGTCTTTCGGTGGTGCGGTCGCGATTGGTCTCGGTGCTCTGGTTGCTGCGCTGGCGGTTGGCAAAGGCCTGGCGGGGAAACGTAAGAACGGTGGGCCAGTATCTGCTGGCTCGATGTACCAGGTAGGCGAGGGTGGCATGCCTGAAATCTACCGGGCCAGCACCGGCAAGCAGTACATGATCCCCGGTGATAACGGGAAAGTCATCAGCAATAAGGATATGACGTCAGGAGGTGGTTCCGGCGGCGTTGTGGTTAATGTAAATAACTACACGTCAGCAGATGTGCAGACGCAAAGCAGAAACGAAAACGGAACTCAGTATGTTGATGTGTTCATTCAGGATATGGAAACAGGCGGGCCGATGTCTTCTGCAATGCAAAGTACATTTGGCTTATCGCGACAGGCAAACGGAGATCTGTAATGGCTGATGTTAAATACCCTCCGTTTCTTCCCCTTCCGCAGCGCGCGAACATGAACATGACGCAGGATACCAGCTTCCGGCAAAGTAATCCGGCTGTTGGTCCTGCTGTGTTCACGCCTGTCACTACTGACCTGAAAACGACATGGAGTCTTAACTGGATTTTCACTCTTGCAGAAGCAGAGCGATTCAAGTCCTGGCTGCGATCGCCAAACTACTGCAATCGTGGTCAGGAATGGTTTGATATTCCGGTTGATTTGGGTGACACGCAGGGCGTGCAGGTTCAGGAAGTTCACTTCATAACTATGCCGGTACAGACCAGTAAAAACGGAAATACCGTTACCTGGTCTGCCGACATTATCTGCAATGAAATGTCCGATATCACGGAAGATTACGATGACTGGATCGTCAATGCTCAGCCGGGAATGGGCTGGTGGTACGACTTACTTGTGACGGAGATTCTGCCAGATGCCAACGTTACGTGAATGGAAGGAGAGGCGCCCGGCGTCTGACCTTAAGCAGACAGTGACGTTCAGTCATTCTGCTTTTGGCACCGATCGGCTGGTGAATAATCTCTTTCAGTCAGCTCAGTTTGGTGGAAATTCATATCAGCCAACCCGCTTTGCGTTCACAGAACCTGCTCAGGATGGCACGACGACGCTTAACGCTACAATCACCTTCGCTGCTTTGTCTCAGGATATCAAGTCTCGACTTAAGTCATGGCGTGGAGCGGCAAGAATGGAACCGATACTGTTCCGGTATGATATCTGGGACAATATTGGCGACATGACTCCTCTAAAAACGTACTCAATGTACGTTCGTGACGTCGCCGCTGCGGCTGAAAACGTCTCTGTTACTGTCGGCATGACAAATCCGTTAAGTGTTGCCACGCCGATTATCTACACCGTTCAGGATTACCCAGGGCTGAGCAATATCTGATGAATGCAACCGATTTTATTCTGAAGGTTAACCGCCTGCCGTGGATTGACCGCGCCTGTAGTTTCGATGCGGTGGATTGTTGGGGGCTGGTGGTTCTCTACTATCGCCATGTTCTCGGTGTTGAGATACATCAGACGCCGGACTACGAAGCCGGTAAAGACTTCATTACCTGCTATGAAGGTGATCGTGTGTTCTGGCATCCGGGATTGCGTGCTTCAGGAAATATCGCTGTTTTCTACCGTGGTGATAATCCCGATCACATTGGCATAGTCATTGACGGTAATCGTTGCCTGCACTCTCGTGGTATGGGCGAAGGAGTACGCATCGACCCGCTACCGGTACTTGAAAGGGTATTCACCAGAACGGAGTTTCTTCAGTATGGCGACATTTGAAATTCAGCGTCTGCCTGGTGCGCCTAAGCAGCGCGGCCGCCTTGAGCCAGGTCAACGCATGATCGACTGGCTTGATAGTCAGAAATTGCACAGCAATGTGATTGTTAAGCTGAACGGAAAGGAGCTGAATGACGAATTTGATATCGGATACCGGTTTAAAGTCGACGATCACCTGTCTGTGTTCGATCAGCCCCAAAACATGGGCGGACTGAAAGATATCATTAAATTGTCTGCACCGTGGGAGGCACTTAACCCGATCCGCCTGACCAAGAAAGGTATGGCGGCGTTGCAGAAATTCCTGGTTGGTGATGTTAAAAAATCACCGTCAGTTGCAACGGGTGAGTCACCAAATAACGATTTAACCGGTCAGACGAACGTCGCTCGCCTGTACAAAGGGCGCCCGAATATTTACGGCCAGGTTCGCGCATATCCTGACCTGATTCAGGAGTCACTGTTCGAGTACATCGATAACAAGAAATATGTCACCGAGTTCATGGAAATTGGGTATGGGCGTTATGATATATCATCCGTCCGCTACTCAGAATCGTCGCTTATTGCAATGGCCGGAGCCAGTTACCAGATTTATCAGCCAGGTGAGGTAATTGGCACGATTAACGAGGGATATGCTTTCGATGATGTTGACGGTCAGGAACTTGACGGGCCGGATAAAGCGACCGGTGAAATAGTTCAGCAGGCAACGACAAACAGCATTGTTGAAGGTATTTATGCCGGCGGCCAGATCTCTGTCAGATTAGTAAAAAACAACGATTTTGATTATTTTTTCGATGCAGTTAAGCCACTTGATGTGACGTTTATTCTTAACGTAACGTACAACACCGCATCGGGAGCAGTCACAAAAAACATTACTGTAAATGGCACGCTCATCAGTGCAACGCTCACAGACGACGGCGCGATTATAGATCCGGTGCAATGGTACACATTTGTCTTTAATGACCTTACCGGCGCAGACATCAATGAAACGCCAGCCACAGCGACGATTAACACCACATACTTTCAGATAACGCAGTACGAAAGCCTTGCCGTAGGCCCGTTCTTTGCGGCTGTAGAGTCAACCTATCTCTGGATCCATATGTCCGCAAACCAGGCGAACGGGAAAAAGGGACCTGTGTTGCTCACATGGTGGAAAGTCGATGACGATAACAACATCATCCCCGGCACGCAGCAGTCAATGCAAGTGAATGTTAATAACAACACCGGGTACTACGACTATGTGTATTACACATACAAAATTCAGCCAACAGCAGGAAAAGGACGGTATGCGTTTACTGCAAGGCGACTGAATAATGCCGCCAACGATAACACCGTTTATCTGCTTGCGGCCCATTCGATAAATATCAGACAGAACGTTGTTTATCCGGCTGACACGCTCGTTAAGCTAACAGTAATGGAGACGGAAAACGCCTCCGGCATCAAAGAGCGCAAATACAACCTGCTGGCCCAGCGCCGGGTCATTTCATACAACCGCACCACAGGTGAAGTGGATTACACACTGCGCGCGTCACGGTCGTTCGCTGATGCTGTTTTGCATGAGTGGGTGATGGTTGCTAAGCAGGACGTTAACCGGCTTGACCTGCCGACGCTGTACGCAATTGCAGACAGCCTTGATGACGAGCGGTTAGGGTATTTCGATTACACCTTCTCTGATGCGAAACAGTCCCTCGGTGAGCGCATTCAGACAATCTGCAACGCTGCCCGTGTGGACATCAACTGGATAGGAGACATGCTGACGTTCTGGCGAGACGAGAAAGTGGATGTTCCGGCGGCGGTATTTGGGCGTAGTAATATGTTCTGGGATGAGTTCAGAATGGGGTACTCAATGAGTCTCCCGAATGGATATGATGGAATAACCCTGGACTACACAGACCCGCGCACAAACAAGAAGGCCTACATCTACCTCTCTGTTTCAACTGATGGGATAAGTGAAGTTCCGGCATCAACAGAGAACGCGATGACGATAAGCCTGGCCGGATGCCGCAATGAGTTGCAGGCGCTCAACCGGGCGTATCTGGAAGCAAATCGTCTTGTACATTCACGCCTGAGTATGACTGTGAAAGTTTTCGAAACCACACAGGTTGTGCGCGGCGCCGTGATCCAGTGCCCTGATATGTACGACAACGAACAGCAGACAGGATATCTGAAGGGAAGAGACGGAAATGTTTTCCTCACATCTGAGCGACTGTCATTCCCCGGAGATATGTGGGTGGTTATGACGGACAGTCTGGGGAATTATCAGGGACGTTACCGGGCTTATCCTGTCGACGGAAATCCTAAAGCATTCTCGGCAGCGGCCGAGGCGTTCGACCTGAATATCTATGACGGGAGAACCGTGCAGACCCCATCGCGCTACTTTCTGGCAAGCAGCGAAGAGCTTAATTCAACGCTCTGGCGGGTGGAGTCGTCGAAACCCAATGGCGATGACACCCAAACTCTTTCTGTCGTTGAGTACGGCGACAGTATTTATCTGAACGACTAACCAGTATTTAACAATCCTGCTTCGGGTATATCCCGTGGCACCCTTGCGCCTGTAAGAGAGAAATATGGCTAATTCATATCAGAATATCCCTGTTCCTACCCCAACACAGAACCCCGTACCGAGTGCAGACATCCGCGACCATGTGTTTGCCGGTTCTAAACTTGATGAGTTCGTGACATCAATGGGGTGGACATACACAGATCGGTTTGGTGGTAAACACTACACAATTGAGGGGCTGCGGTGGCTGGCACAGCAAGCCATCTCACAGTACGGCTATATAACACTGGATTCGTTTGAAACTGGTAACACCATTACGCTTCCCAATCAAGTGCTTCGACTTGAAACAACTGGTGAATATTACCGTTGGGACGGGGCTCTACCGAAAGAAGTACCTGCTGGCTCAACTCCAGAATCAACGGGGGGAGTAGGGACCGGTGCGTGGATAGGCGTTGGTGATGCAGCACTTCGTGGCCAATTAGCATCTTCTGAAGGTGCTTCTATTGTTAGGGCTTCAGATGGCCGCACGGTTGAGCAGTGGCTTGTCGCGTCTGATTCAGCTTCGTATCGTGCCAAGAATATAGCCAAATTGGCATGGGTGGATTACCAGGTCCATAACCGTGGTGATATTGGGGTTTGCTTCCTGGGTGACTCTATCACGGCCGGCTATGACCAGACATCTTCTGATGTAATTCCACCGCAGGATGGTGATTGGGCAACCAGGGCAACAATGAACTATCCATATCGGTTTGCAGATTTTCTAAAAGAAAAATCAGGATGTGGTGTAAGTCCTTTTGTTATGCGGGCAATTTCCGGGTACACCGCTAAAAATGCATACGAAAAGCCAGAGTGGGAATCAAACCCTAACTGTGATGTTGTGATTATCAATTACGGCATTAACGACTCCGGTAGCGCTGGAACTGGCATAGAAGATTATATGTCATATATGGAAAAGTTAATTCGCCGATATATCGACTTTGGCGCTGCGGTTATTATCTGCACTCCTTATTGTGGGTTGAATGGAGCCTGGAGCCCAACGTGGTTGCAGTGGGGTCGACGCATGCGGATGATGGCTACTATCTACGGTTGCCCTTGCTTTGATTCCTTCGAAACCAACCTGCATAGATATGGTGGGGCGGTTCAATCTGATCAACATCATATGAATTCGATGGGATACTCCATCATGGGGGAAAAGATCGCTTCTATGATGATGGCTGGAGGTCTTCTGGATTCATACAAACCATTAGTCAATGAGTATACTGTTTGGCCGGGGATGTTCTGTGATTCAGTTGGGTGGTGTGACGCATTTGGGAATATATCAACTGGAATGGTTGATGGCGCTTATGTGCGACATAAAATTTCAGGGGCTATGCCAGAAGGGCAGAAGTCATTAGTATCCTTTAGTTTTTATCTGGATGCTGAAGCAGCACATATATATTCAAAGTTAACTGGAGTCATCGCAACAAACTATACAAACGGTACGGAATGGAATAATAACGCGCAGCCGTATTATATCCATTCGTCAGACCAGACCATGTCATATGGCATGGAAATTGAACGTTCCCCTAAGTCGGCAGTAGACTATAGAGGAGCGCCCGGTACAAACAAATTTATTGGTCGTGTAATTGGTCGAGGATGGCATACTATCTCTTTCTCAAAGGGGATTGATGACCCTATTGCGTATATTCAGTCCTTAACAATTCAGCCTATACCGGTTGGATTGTCTACCGAACAGATGTGGGGGCAGGCAGAAGAACGCAGATACAAAGTTGTGCAATGTAAGAAAATTCCATCGCCTTCCGGTCAGAATGGCTCCTTACCTTCAGCAGTTGCATTGAACAATTTTTACATGAAAGCTCCACAGTCTATTCTGGGGACTGGCAGTAACTTCTATAATCTGCCAGTGCCGAATCACTACAACTCATCCCATGCCAAATTGATAATTACCAATGCGGCTGGAATGTATATTGAAGCGCTGGTTGTAAAAACAACAAACAGTGGCGGCATGCTTAACGTACGCATACTGAACTCAACACTTGATAGTGGAGACACCCCCGGCATAACTTGCCAATTTGCAACATCAAAACGCAATATTGTCTACGGCGCTGGGGCTGTTGACGATAATCAACCGTGGGTCGCAATTGATGACTACAACGGCGGCATGCAGTTACAAAACATTAACTCGTCAGATATGGCTTGGGTTGGTGGGGTTTACCTCGCATTCAACCTAACATGGCCTGGAACAGCCCCAACTGGTTACTGGAATATTGAACTTTGTGGATCGGACTGGTTCGGTAATTCAGAGTCGGCATTTGGCGCGTACTAGTGTAAAACTATTGCACCCAAGCATACTTTTAATGTCTGGGTGCAATTTACTAGTTGGCTGTAAGTTTCCTTGCGAGTTTTATTGTAGGTTTCTCGATGTATTTATAAGTTATGAAAGATATCAACAAGCATATAAAAACAAACAAAGTCAAACCGCCAAATCCATGCATTTTATCCCATAAGTCTGGGTAATGCTTTTGTATCACTCTAATAACGATCCAGTGAACCAAATAAAGAGAATAAGATATATCACCTAAAAATGATAAAGGTTTAATTTCTTTTTTTATTACGTCCTCTGAAATTAGCGCAGCAATAACAAGTATAACTGAGGGCCAAAGCATTCCTGTTACACCCTGCCTTATCCACCCATGAAAGAACATTAAGTAAACAAAAGACGACAGTAACACCAAGGAAACACATGCTTTAATTTTTGTGTTTGTATTTTTAAGTGCGTGTCTATACTTCATAAATAAGAATGCAATAAATATCCCGAATGCGAATTCCCAAAACATAGTATTTGATAGTATTTTAAGAGGTGATTCAGACACCGATGTAAGTATGAACTCAGCCTTTGCATTTGAAATAATTAAGAAAGACCCGTTAAAGTAGTACTGTATTATAATAGGGAGTAAAATAAGACAAATCCCGGAAAGCAACCCTCTGAATGTATGCGATATGCAGCCGCAAACACAGAATATTAAGTAAAAATATATTTCATATGTCAGCGTCCATGCTGGTCCAACAAAATTATACTTATAAGTAGGCGCATTAGCATTATAATCGATATGGAAAAGAAAATAAGACTTTACCATATCAATAACTCTAGGGTTGTTATAGTAAAAAACAAAGACAGCAATCCACGCAAATGTGAATACGGGGTAGATCCTTAGGAATCTTTTTATTATAAATGTTTTTACGTTTAGTTCTTTTTTATTATGCGTTATGTAGTATATAATAAATCCGCTCATTATAAAGAATATATCAACACCAATAAATCCATTTACTACAAACTTATTCCACGCATTTCCCATTAGGTCTTTAGAGTGATAAAGAACAACAAACAGCGCTGCAAACCCTCTCAAATACTGAATTGAGTAAATTTTATCAGAAATTGTTTTATCTCTAAATACATAAGTATCATTAGAATAGACAGCATTCTGGTTATTAAATATTGACATTTTAAGCCTTTTATTTTGCTTATAATACTTTAGACATCAAACTCTACCATAGTTGCACTTTCTACAACAGCAATCAAAGTATATCTATATAGGGCGCGGCCTGTTTACCTGTAAGATATAGTCAGGATTCTGACCGCCGCACCTCCTATCCTCACGCCGCTACTCGTTTTTCTCGCAGGGAGTTCGGCATGGGAGGTGACGTGTAATTTTTGTTCAGTAATGCCAGAGTATGGCGGAGACTGTGATTTAAGTTGCCGCATCAGAGCGTATGCAAGACACTTATGCGGCCAGCTGGCGATCGTTCGATAGTGCGAATATAGAATGGTTGGCAACTGCTGCGACGATACAACGACGCATGGGCTGGTGAGTTTGATGATTGTCCGGCGATGTATGTGGCACTATTCCACCTTTTCATCTAACCAATCAGCCCACCATTGCATCATCTCCCGTCGCGTGTCGAGATAAGCCGCGTGATTGTACACTGACCGAGTACCACCGCTAACGTGCGCCAGTTGCATTTCTATCGCGTCTCTGTTCCAGTGCTTCTCGTTGAGAACGGTACTGAACTGGTGACGGAATCCGTGCCCGCTTGCCTGGCCTTCATATCCAATATTGCGGATCACGCCTAACACTGCGTTTTCGCTGATCGGTTTCTTCCTGTCGCTGCGTCCAGGGAAACACAATTCATACTGGCCGGTTATCTGTTGCAGAAACCTGAACAACTCCATGACCTGATCTGACATCGGGACAACATGCAACTTTCTCCCTTTCATGACGGAAGGATCAACGCTGATTAACCTGTTTTCATAGTCAATTCCCGTCCATACCAACGATCGAAGCTCAACTGTACGCATGGCCGTATAGTGAAGAATCTGTGTTGCTATCTTAGAGATAACCCATCCACCGTAACCGTTAAGAGCCTTCTGGAACTCGTGTATGCGGTGCATGGGAAGGAATGGGTAGTTTTTCTTCCTGTATCCTCGCATGGCTCCTGCCAGGTCTCTGGATGGATTGTATTTAGCCCTGCCAGTTACGATCGCATAACTGAACACTTCCCCGCATCTTCGCCTCGCCTTATCAGCGCGCTCCATTGCGCCTCTGTCTTCGAACAGCCTGATGATCTTCAGTAGCACCATAGGCTCAACATCTTCCATTTTCAGATGACCGATGACCGGCAGTATGTCGTCGGTGAACATGCTCATCATCTCGTCAGCATATCCCTTCGACCACACCTTTGATTTGTGCGCATGCCACTCACGGAAGATATCTCCGAACGAATCAGCCGCAGCTTCCTTCTCTTTCTTCTTTATGGCCTGTTTCTGCTCTGCCGGGTCCACACCTGCCAGCAACTTCATTTTTGCTTCTGACTGTTTTGCCCGTGCTTCAGTGAGGGAAATTTCAGGATAGGGGCCAATGACCAGCGTCTTTTCCTTGCCATCGAACCGGTAACGCATGCGCCACACCTTTTTACCTGATGGTGGAACGAACAGGAAAAGGCCTCCGGCATCTGCGAGGCGATATGATTTTTCCGCAGGCCTGGCTGCGTCTATTTGCTTTACCGTAAGCATGTGGGCATAAATCCGTGGTCATTTTGCTGTGTGCCCACAATATGCCCGCAAAAGTTTGGCGTAGTCAATTCTCTTTGGTTCGCTTCGGTTGTATAAGAACTTTGAATTATTAAGGTGTGATGGGCGTTACGTTCTGGTGTGGAGTGGTGGGTTCGTTTTGAAATGGTGTCCCCTGCAGGAATCGAACCTGCAACTAGCCCTTAGGAGGGGCTCGTTATATCCATTTAACTAAGGAGACGTAGAACTAACTGATTTTTAAGTGTTCTGCTTGCTTCGCATGTTATCCTATCAGCCCACGCCCCATCAAGCATTTCATTCCTTTTATTTCCCTTCCTTTCTTATCCATTCGTCTAAAAAATCACTTCGTTCACTTGCCATTGCGTACAGATTGAGTACAGAATGCTGAAATTCAGTGTGTACAGGATACAAAGCCGTGGCCCTCAGTGATACCAAACTTCGCAGCATCAACGCCAAGCCTTATAACGGCGCCCCCGAAGTCACAGATGGTGACGGACTGAGTGTACGTATTACCCCAACCGGAACGATTACGTTTCAGTACCGTTACCGCTGGAACGGTAAGCCTGTCCGTCTTTCTGTTGGCAGATACCCTGCAACGTCTCTCAAAGAGGCTCGCGTGATTGTCGGTGAAATGCGCGAATTGTACATCAAGGGGCTGAACCCTAAAAATTATTTTGCCAAAGAAGATGGTGAGTTAACGCTGAAGGAATGTCTTGATCAGTGGTGGACTAAATACGTTGAGACACTCAAGCCCAACACGCAGACGCTGTATAAGTCAGTTGTGTACAACACCATGTACAAAGAATTCCAGGATGCACCGGTAGTCAATATCCCCGTTTCATCCTGGGTCAGGTTCTTCGATAAGCAGGAAAAGAAGAACGGCAAGAAAGCCAGAGTATTACTTCTCCAGCTACGATCAGTGATGAACTGGTGCATCAGCCGTCAGTTGATCACATCATGTGAAGTATTGAAACTCAGCGTAAAAACCATTGGGAAAAAGCCAGATGTTGGTAGCCGGGTTCTCACCTATACCGAGCTTGCAAAGGTCTGGCTGGCGCTGGAAAACAGCAAGATCGTTACATCCAACAAAGTTCTTCATCAGTTGTTGTTGCTATGGGGGGCTCGACTGTCAGAGTTGCGACTGGCTACCGCAAGCGAGTTCAACATGGATGATCTGATTTGGACTACGCCGGAAGATCATTCCAAGATGGGTAATGTCATCCGCAGGCCTGTATTCGATCAGGTAAAGCCCTATATTGAAAGGCTGCTAAACGCAGGTAATGACGTTATTTTTCCAGGACAAAAGCTGGACAAGGCAATAGACCGATCGTCGGCAAATCTCTACATGAAAAAGTTAAGGGAAAAAATAGACATACCGGAGTGGCGAACACATGACTTTCGGCGTTCACTGGTAACAAATTTGTCAGGGGAGGGAGTTATGCCCCACGTTCTGGAAAAGATGCTGGGGCATGAGCTTGGGGGAGTGATGGCGGTTTATAACAAACACGACTGGCTGGTGGAGCAGAAAGATGCTTATGAACTGTATGCCGATAAAATATTCTGGCATATTAAACAGCTCGGTTAACGCCGCCTTCATCTATCCATTTCATAACTGCCTTTCGGCTATATCTGGATGGGTAGGTGAGAACAGGATCGGGAAAACCGTGTTCTTTACGTAAACGCCAGACAGCCGTCTTTTTCTTTTTGAGCAGGTCGAAAACTTCCTGCTCTTCCATAAAATCGGTAGTAGTCATAAGCACCTCATCAAAAATTACCGTTAAAAATACATGTTCCACATCCGCCGCGTGCGCCTTCAGTACAGACACCGCAACGATCTACTTTTTTTGTGATGGATTAACCTCATACTGAGGTGCAGCAGCCAGCATCGCTGCCCAGCACAACTCAGCCCGGCGCGCTGCCTTGCGGCATCCGCTTAATGCTTCGTATTCCTCCCACTCTTTTTCATCGCTGAAGTGTGGATCTGGAACAGATTCGAAGCCGTTAACAATCATGTCTTCTGTCGGGACGATAGGCACCAGTACGTAACCGGGTGGTGCAAAGTAGCGGACTTCTACCGTTCTGTCTGGCCCGGATGCCAGGTCAACGCCAATCACCGGAGAGTTGCCAGCCTCCTTGATGTGAAGACGCGGCTCACCGTCTTTCGGTTCCGGCCACTGGCGTGCCATGTTCACCTTCAGCTTTTCTTCCATCGCTGCTGTTATTTCACCGTCACTGATACCGGCGCGGCGCTGGGCGTCCCATAACAGGAACTGCATATCAGCCCACTCGCTGAGGTCGTCAGGTTCGGCTGCGGCTTCCAGCGCTTCTTTGCTGAGGTGCTTAAGTGGCCCAATCGGGCCGACATTGCCGAACGTCTTATCTGACCATTCAGCGTGGCGTCGCCGAATTAAATTGCGCAGTTGAAGCGATGAGCCTTTCTCCTCTGGCAACTCATCACGATTACTTACAGGCTCATCGTTATGAGCATCACGCAGAGCGTAAAAGACTTTATTACGCAATTCGTTGAACTCGTCAGAGCGAATATCTTCAGCGCGGTACGGCGGCGCCATTAAGCTATAAACTATCGACAACTCACGCTGCGATAACTGGATAGTTTTCACGATTTACCTCCCTGAAGCATGGCGGCTCTTAACTCACGCAGTTCACGTAAGGCGGAAATTATCTGTGAAAATTTCTCGTCAGGAGGTAATGGGCCAGAAGAATTAACCGCTGACTTAATCAGACTGTCTAACTGCTCATTGGTAATCTTATTCATACACCCCTCCTGATTTCCCAGAGAACTCGAGGCACTCCACCATTGCCTACCGGGTCTCGCTTATCTTTCAGCGCAACGCTTGATGCAGCCCACCCTTTTCTAGATGGAAGCTCCTTAACCTGAACAAATCCAGCAGCACGCAGAGATGCACCTGATTCATCAGCCTGGGTGTAGGTAATACAGCGAACGTACCCCATTGCCTTCGCTGCACGCCATATAGCCCCGTAAAGAGCACTGTTAGCGTTGCGCTCGCCTGTCGTGCATGTACGGTTTACTTCAATCGTCAGACCGTCATCGAAGTGTCTGGCCACCGGCCTGCCAGCTGTAGCCACTCCAATAAGTTCACCATCTTCATTTTTCAGCCCAATGCTGAACTTGTGGCCGCGTGGTGGCTTGTTGTGTCGGTGGTGCTGGGCAACAAACTCCTGAGCGGCGCGAAGAGTAATCGGTGATATCCGCATGCTCACTCCTTACCCTGAAGCATGGCGGCACGGCAGGCGTTATGGCCTTGCGCGAAGCTTTTCTGATAAAGGTTCATGTCATCAGATATAGCCATTTCATCAGGCACAGCCACCGGCGCTGGCGCAGTCAGCGGAGGAACGCCCAGCATCTCACGCATTTCATTCACCCCGGCGTAATGCTCAGCGCGCTGTTCCGGCGTCATAGCGTCAATTTCAGCGTAATAGTCAGCGCGACGTTGCAGAGCAGTCAGCAAAGTTTCTGTTTTGCAGCCCTTGCCGATAATAAGACCTGGCTTTAACTCAACGGCGCACGGAAGAGTTGCAGGGACTACCGGCGCTGGCGGGGCGATGAATAACTCCGTTTTACCCATCGGCTTATGATTGCATTTCGGACAGACGTCGTTATCTCGCCAGTCCTCAATTGTTTCCCACCCACAGCAACCACAGTCGTAACGGATGTAATCAGGCTCCGACTTCCTCCCTGCTAACAATTCATCAATCGCTTTCACAGCGTCAGACATTGCGTAACCGATGTTACCGCCATCGCTTTGTGTTGCTGCTTTGCTCAGGATTTCACGAATGCGGTGCAGGCGGTAATTTGAGAGAGGACCGTGCGCCGGGTGGTTGTCACTGCCAGCCTCAAGCGATGCCAGCGCGATTTTGAAGATAGCCGCATCAAGTTCAGCCTCTTCTACGTCCGGGTATTTTGCAGCTACTGTAAGCCGGTGCTGAAGTTTTGCTATTAACTGCTCTTTGGTGAATGCATTATTTAAACCTCCCACACCTTTCCACAGGACAGGCATACGGCTTTGCCGTCGTCGCAGCCCGCACTTTGCAGGCTCTGCGGTTAGCGATGCCAGCGCGATACGCGCCAGCTCTTTCTGTTCGCTGTTAGTGAGCGTTTTAACTTCGCCGTTAAGATATGCGGCGATAAGCTCTCTGTTCATAGTGAAATCTCCTGACATCCATCACCCTTACGGCACACTGAAGCGGCGCCGTTCCTCACGCTAGCTATAGTTACTGTTCCGTCATCGCACTGCGTGATGATGAGCGGATATTCTTTCTCGGTAACACAGTGAGGATTTTCACCCGCCATTGCAGCGGGTATGACAAACAGGGTGATGAGTGCTGCTATTCTGGTAATAGTGGTCATGGGTTAGTCCTCCCCCGCGAGACGCTCGTAAACGTCCTGCGCTTCCTGGTGCGTTAATCCAAGCTGGTTAACCATAAAATTAATCACTTCGCCGTATGGCCGGCCTTCTTCGATTTGACGGCGGAGGATTTTCACGTCGTCATCCAGTAATTTTTCTGTCATGCTGCTTTCTCCTGATTTGCAAATAGATCCATCTGCGCTGAATCGCTATTTCCGACAATAAACGCCTCGCAACTTTCCGTACAGGAACCCGGCTCCTCACCACCACCACCGCGCATAGTCGCCGCAATTTCATCGCGGGTCAGTGATGAATACGCCTCCTCAATGCTGTCCAGTGAATTCCCCTTCCTGTACATAATTTTGTTTTCCTGTTGGCGGCGTTCTACGACGCGAACATCAGGAGACATAACCGCTTCACGGAATTTCTCCAGCATTTCAGGTTCATCACGCATAGCCAGTGCAACTTTGTTGATGCCTTTCTTGATGCAAAAAACACAGTTCCCCAGGTGCTCAGGAATACCCAAGTCGAACGGCTGCCTATTCCACCATTCCAAAACATCCTGTTTTTCGTCATCCATGATTTCAGCCATAAAGCGCTGTTTTGATTTAGCGATAGAAATAACGCGATTAATAATCTCGTTTGCCACGTCACCGAAAATCATGAAATGAGTTTCCAGCGTTTCCTGCATTTGCTCTTGAGTTTGCGACTGAGATAAATCACGGTATAAATCAATCATCATGTAATTATCGAAATTCATACGACGCAATTTAGGGAAAAGCGCCTCACCCCAGATTCGCGCAGGTTCGTCGACACGCATTCCGAGCCACGATTGGTAATCGACGAAATTATCCTTGCAAAACCGCTCGCACACCTCAATTTTCATTGTCCGCGTACAGAACGCGCCGCCGAAATATGGAGTGCCGTATTTCGCCATAACGTCGATCCACGGTTGCAAATCGGGGCCAATTTCATCAATGGAAATGACCTTGTAGCTGTTTGCTTTACCAAGCTCAGGATTTACCAGGACTCGGAGGCAAATGAGGTCAATACCCAGTTAGCGACAACCTCCCTGATGAATTTATAGGTTTCTGGGTGCTCTGCGCCTGTGTCCATGAACACGTAACGAACATCCCACCCCAACTTACGTTTATTTTCCATTTCCCTGACCAGTCGGCCTGACGTTCTGCCACCAGAAAAACTCACAATGTGCGTGATACCCATCGCCGCTTCACGCTGCGTCTGTTTGTCGATGTTGCTCATGCTGCACGCTCCTGTTTTGATTTACGCAGCGCTTCTTTGTAGTTGGCCTTTGCTGCTTTTTTGGTGTCACACCATTCGCCTTCAATATCACGACGTGGGTAGCCATAAGCCGCGTCGTATGAGCAACGGAACATTCGGCATTTCCCATGACGGTTATATTCGACTTCTGGAAGCTGGTAGCCCAACAACCATTCACTGAATGACTGGCAACTATCAGCATCAAGATAATCCTCGTAACGGGTGCGCTTTTTTGGCTCTGGCAGCGCAGAAATTGCTGTTGCTTCGCCTTTTTCTGTGACGTGATAGAGCGTTCCGCCACCCGTAAAATCCGGCGCAGGCCGGGAAGTGGCAAAACCTTCAGCAACAAGCTCCTGCCACTTCGAGTTGTCCGTATGACCGTCACCAGCGAGGAAATAATTGCGGTACGGCGTCCTGTTGCGCTCGTTGATACCCAGCGCGTGCTGCATGAGTTCGATACCAGTGCTCATTGAGCGGCCTCCTGGGTTGGCATCAATGCGTTGCGAACGCATGGCTTGTAGTAGTGATGAAAAGCGAATGTCAGGCCGAGTTTTGTCGGTCGGTCGTGTTTGCCAAGCAATCCGAGACGAATACAGATAGTCGTTGCCGTGTATCCGGAGTGATAACCAGACGCGCGCTTGAGCACTGTTTCAGCGAGAATGGTGCGGAAATCAGTTCTCCCAAAGTTCGTTCCTTCGAAAGCGGCATTGACCACTTCGTCGGTCAGATGCGAATCGTCTACGATGCTCATGACTGCACTCCTTTGCGTAACTGGGCGGCGAACGTATCAGCCGCGAGAGACATTCCACGATAGCGAGGGGATAGGTCGACATTCCCTTTAACTGCCTCATCATCAGCAATCTTATTTTGCGCATTGGCAAACATCTCCACCCCCTGAGCCCGCACTTCAGCCAGGAAAGCGTCGGTCGCTGGGGTTTTGATTGCCTCAATCGCAGTATTTCCGCAATCATCGAGCAATTGCTCAGTTGGTCGATACTCGATACCAAAAGCACCCTTCACCGGATTAAACCCGAGTCGATAAAAGTTCGCGCAGTCAGCAAGCTTTGCATTCTCCGCAGCCAGCGCCTCAAATTTTGATTTAGCCAGCAGTACCGCGTCATTTGCTTCTTTCAGGACAGACATAGCCTTTTCGTTGTCTGCCTCCAGTTGCTTTACCTTCGCTTCAAGTTCTTCATAGGTTGGCTTGCTCATTGTTCGGACTCCTGGTTAACCTTCTTGACTAACTCAATCCATTGAGGGGCTAATATTTCTTCAGCTCGATTACGGGAACTGACTGGACTGTTAAGTTGCACCCGATGACAGTTGTAAGGACATTTCAGGCCGCCGCGACACATGCCCCAGTGATCAACTTTGAAGGCATATTCAGGCATATTTCCGCAATCAGGGCAGCGGGGTAAATCAGACTGCTTCATGAGGTAACCTCATCTGACTCGTGGCGAAACTCCCGAAGAATGGAAATAATTTCAGCCTGCATTGCTGGTGGAATTTCAATAGTCAGCATTTCGCCGGAGTCCTCTGCACACGACGAAATAAGCTCAAGAAACTTCCTGGCTTTTCCTGCATTAAACTGAGGGCTGGCAATGCTCTTGGTGACTTTTTTCTTACCCGCGTCCTCGGCTTTCTTCATCAGACGAGAAGCTTCGCGATCGGCGTACACACCATGTTCACGAGAGATGCCAATCGCGATGGCATAGTTCATTGATCCATCACGTACTAGCTTTTTGATATATGGTGTGCATTCGTGAAGCTGAAGGTGTTGCAGGATATCTGACTCTGAGCGCTTAACTTTTTTCGCTATCTCTGAAGGACTCCATCCCTGATTCTGAAGGCGATGATAGGCTGCACCGCGCTCAAGCGGAGTAAGCGCAAGCCCCTGAGAACTGGTCACCATAAAAGCGATTTTATCCGCTTCGCTACCGACGAAGTCCTTGCACTCCAGGCGCACAATGTCGTGCCCCATTTCGATAGCAGCCAGCGCACCGTGATAGCGATGGTGACCGTCGATCACCTTCACACCACGCTCAGTAACTTCTACGGCCAGCGGAGGAATATATTCACCGGCGATAAAAGCATCACGGAATTCTTCAACATGCGCCTGGTTAAGCTCACGAACGTTGTAGCCTTCTTCGGTGTAAATTTTATCCAGAGGGACGTTGTAGGTTTTGCGGGTTGTTAACCCGGCGTCTTTGTCATTGTAGAGCTGGCCTAAGCTGGGCATGGTTACTCCTTAAGGTAGAGGGAGAGTGCTTTGCTATGCGCCCTCAGCGCAGGCGCATAAAACAACACGACGGGATTAAACGGAGCCTTCGTAAATCGGGAGGTCTTCGCCGAGCTGGTTTTCCATATCGGTAACGATTTCCTGGAAGGCATGCTCAACGACTTTCTTCGGTTCGATCAGCTCATACCAGAGGATCAACTGACCATCACGCAGTCGGTAACGGATGCGGGCGTCAACCTGATATGGCGAACCGTTATGGAATGGAGAAATTGCCAGGCTGATTTTTTCCGGCATTTTGGTATTACCAGAACCGGATTTTTCATCGCTGAACTGGAACTGGCAGGTGCCATCCGAAAGGCGCTTAACTGACTTGAATTCAGATTTGCGTGTTTCCTGGAATTCGAGAACCATTTCCAGAAGTTCTGTACCCGACGGGCCCTGGTATGAATCACTAACCGGCGCAACATTCTGAATATTGTTTTCCAGAAATTCAGCAAAGTTGATCTGGTCCATTTTGGTGCCATCGTTGGCTGTCCATGATTTCCATTCGTCGGAGAACGGGCAGTCATAAACAGCTTTATGTGCAGCCCAGCTAGGATTGTCAGCGTTCTGGTGGAAATCAAGCACGGCGACAATACGCGTTTTGGTTTTATCCGCGAAAACTACAGTACGTTCATCACGGAATCGCTGGATATAGGCGATCAGCGAACCGGGAGAAATCAGGTTTGCGGCCTGACGGATACGCGATGGAGCGAGTTGCAGACTCTCAAGAGATTTGACTTCAAAACCTTCTGGCACAACGACAGACGGGATATCCGTTGAGGTCTTCAGCGTTGCAGAGACCAGATCACGGATATCGAGCACGGTAGAGCCTTCAATTTGAGACATTGAATATTTCCTTATCAGATTGGAACGGGGTATTACTGGGCAAGCTTGATAGGCGCGGTCTGAGCGGTTGGCTCGATGACTTTCAAATCAAGCTGGGTTTGCGACGGGTCGTCGCGGAGCAGATCGCCATCAGAGGTTGAGAACATAATGGTGTCAGCGCGGTCAAGTTCAGGGATGGTGCGGCTTACTTTCGGCGTGACTTTCATAGTGTTTTCGTCACGGGTATTCAGCATCTGGCAGTTCAGCGTCAGTGTTACGGCACCTTTTTTACCCGTTTCCCGTACAGCCTTAATTACTTCAGCCAGCGCCTCAGTAAGTTCAGCATCCAGAGTGCCTTTATTGATATAAGCAAGGTGCTGGCTAAACGGCGTGGTATTTTTTGTTTCGGACATAATTCTCTCCAGTTATAAACATGGATCGCCTTTCTGGGTAAGTAGCCTGTACATCCAGCTACGGCGCCAGGCACGAGCGATGGTTTTTTGATTGCGAACAGCCTGCACACCTCGCGGGACGCGCATCAGGTCGCCGTACTGAAAATTAACGTTACGGAAGGTCATATAAGTCACCGATGAATTTGGTGTCCGGCAGGAGTTGAACCTGCGCAGGGGAGGGAAGCCCAGCCGACACCGGAAGCGGACACATTGAATAAAAAGGGCGGTTACCCATCAGAACATTATCTTCTTCCTCCTTTGGAATGGTTGAAGACTGGATAACCGCCAAATGCTTAATTCATTCCTCAGCTCTGACAAACTGCCCTTTATCATTCAGGCAATAAGGGACATTGGCCTCAATACCATTTTCACCAACATAAGCCACCGCAAAGCGAGTGCGTTCTCCGTCATGCCACGGAACAGCTGCGCAACCACCCTCACCAAGAACAACGCGGCGCACACTGCCAGCACATGCCACTACTGAATTCTTTCCTGATGCCGTGATTTGGGCGGAGTCACCGCTGCTACCGATTTGGGCGGAGTCACCGCTGCTACCGATTTGGGCGGAGTCACCGCTGCTACCGATTTGGGCGGAGTCACCGCTGCTACCGATTTGGGCGGAGTCACCGCTGCTACCGATTCGGGCGTAGTCACCGCTGCTACCGATTCGGGCGTAGTCACCGCTGCTACCGATTCGGGCGTAGTAACCGCTGCTACCGATTCGGGCGTAGTCACCGCTGCTACCGATTTGGGCGGAGTCACCGCTGCTACCGATTTGGGCGGAGTCACCGCTGCTACCGATTCGGGCGTAGTCACCGCTGCTACCGATTCGGGCGTAGTCACCGCTGCTACCGATTCGGGCGTAGTAACCGCTGCTACCGATTCGGGCGTAGTCACCGCTGTTGTTTTCCCCATCCACCTGGTCGCCAGAGAATTCCATGCTGGTAAGTTCGCCAACCATCTTGTCGGTAGCAGCCGTTTCAGTTTTTATAAACTCGGGATTGTCCAGGAACGTGGAGTACATCTTATCGACCAGCCAGCGCGCATCATCGAAACGCTTATCCGCAACAAGGGCACCATGTACATCTGCGTATGCGCCGCCCTGCGGGAATTTATCCAGAAACCAGCGGAAGCCATCAGTACATGCATGCCAGTTTTTTACTTGTTCTTTGGTTATTTGCATTAAGCGACCCTCGAAATAAGAAGAATTAAAGTTATGGTCAGGGTTACGCCAATGAAGGTAGTGAACCCGGTATTTGAGCTGAAATGTTTACGGCGCCAGCGGAGCACATCACGCCCCGTCAACTGATAGATGTGTTCAGGTTTCATCGTTGGTGCTCCTTTTCATATCGGGGAGTGCACTGCATCGAATGCACTTTCAGGCATGAAAAAAAAGCCCGTCATGGGAGGCGGGCAAAGACTACACACAGCAATGGTTGATTCAGGGGTGCTAATAGCCAAATGTGTTTAAGGCATCGACATGAGTTGGTTTTCTTGGGATTTCGCTTGCGGGGAAGGTTTTCTCCCAGTGCTTATATAGTCTGGCTGCTATGTTTGCCCGTTCAGCTGTAGTGAAGGTGCCAAGCGACTGGGTCGTCTTTAGTTGAGTGCTTCTCACACTAGCGGAAAAACCAAAATGACTTTTGTGCGTATATTTCATGAAAGTGCCTCCACGAATTCAGCAAAGCTAAGTGCTTCTTCGCCTTCAGCCAGACTTTCAAAATACTCTTCGTATGCTTTATCCATCGTGTGACCCCCATTCAGTGGATTAGTAAAAGGCCCGAAGCCTTTGATTAATACACTAACCCGCATTGCCGACATCCTGTCCCGCCACGGTTCCGACGCATGGTTTAAAGTCGCGCCGTTCGACCATCTCCAGCAAACCCGTCCGTAACGTTTACGGTTGGGTATCTTTCCGCTGTTGATGTGCATAATGTAGGATATCCAACATTAGTGTGTCAAGAACGTATGTAGGATAACCAACATATTTTGTTTGGGCACAAAAAAACCGAGCTGTTGCTCGGCTTATTGGAGGGGAAGGGGATTAGAAATCCATTATGACTTGTTTAACCAAACCTACGATTGTGCAATTTTCACCACATTCTATAGCTTTGTAGTTTGGGTTTAGCGGTACTAGGTATCTATGAGGCCAGTCTTCGACAAATTTTTTCAAAGTTGCTTCATGTCCACCATCGAGATAGGCGACAACTATTTTTCCATTCAGAGCTTCAATGTCCATGATCTCTGGCTCTACGATGATCACCGAATCCTCTGGTATTGATGGAGCACCTGATGGGTTTGTCATTGAATCTCCACGCACCCTTAAAGCAAAGGCACCATCAGAAACTAACGCGGTGGTATACACCCATTCCTTTGCATCGTCAGCTCGAATTCCTGGATCGGTTCTTGTCCATGAACCAGCTTGTACCCATGAAATTAGCGGAACTTCTTTTACATTAAATATTTCAGGTTTCAGGTTGAGCTTAGGCTTTGGATCACCTTTGCCTGATACAAGCCAGAGTGGGTCGCATTGAAGCGCATTCGCTAATGACTGAAGGTTTGCGCCGTTTGGCTGATAGTCGTCCTTTTCCCATCCCGTAACCGTGACACGATTCACACCAGCCATCTCAGCTAGTGCCTGTTGCGTCAACTTAAGTTCTTTCCGCCTTTGGCGGATACGGTCGCTCATATTCATCATGTAGGCAATCCTACCATTTTTATTATGTAGGATTCTTGACATTGTTATGTTGGATATCCTACATTAAGTCTAAATTAAACCGTCGGAGAACAAACATGAGGAAATCCGAAGTTATTAATTATTTCGGAGGTGTCTGTAAAACCGCATTAGCTCTTGGGATTAAGCATCCGTCAGTATCCGAATGGCCTGAAATAATTCCAGAAGTTAGGGCATATCAGGTTGAAAAAATCACCAACGGGCGTTTGAAGTTTGACCAGTCGCTTTATCAAAATTCTACTGATTCAGCCGGGTAAACGTAACTACCAAAGGAAATTCAATATGGTAGAGCAAAGTCTCAAAGAAGTTGTGAAAGCGATGTGCAAGGCATATCCAGGCGGGCGTGAAGCTATGGCTGGTGCTCTTGGTATGACGGTCACTCAGTTCAATAACAACCTGTATGAGAAAAACGGATGCAGGTTCTTTGAAGTCGCTGAGCTTGAGGCAATGGAAGATATTTCCGGCACAGCCGAACTGGCTGATTACTTTGCAAAGAGACGCGGCGCATTGCTGGTGGATGTTCCCAAATTCGAAGACCTTGATCGGGTCGAACTATTCAACAAAGCCATGAAAACAGCCGCTATGCGTGGACATGTGGATCAGGTCATCAATCTCGCTCTGGAAGACGGGGTTATTGATGAAGCTGAAGCGGATGAAATCAGGCACTACCACAGGAAACACCTTGCAGCCAGAGAGGAAGAAGTGAAATCCATCCTTGCTGTCTTTGGTCGACGAAAGCCAAAGCGAGAGTAACCCCTTACAGGCTCACCACGTAAGCAGGAGGGCCAATGTATCAGGACGAAAATATCTACGTGACTATGCCCACGGTTTTTTCTCGTGAGGACGCCCCGTGGATTAAACAGCAGCTAGCAACACTCCCGGCAGGCATGCGGGAAAAAATCGCGATGGCGTATGCGCAGGCGTACCAGGAGGCGTTTGACGCTGAACCGGTGTCATTCCGGCAGCAGAACGCAGCACGGCGGAATGCTAACCGCCGATTGCGAGAGTTTTGCACGAGGTATACCCCGGCAGTCAGGGGCTATACGTCGCCCCCACCCAGGGCATGAATTTTTGAAACGGGTTTGGGGGAAAGGGGGCGGTGTTGGGTTTTAGCCCGAAGGGCTGGAACAGCTTTACCAGAAGAGATCGATCTAACAGATAGATCACTGTATGGGGTTAAAACGTCGCATGGAAATCTGGACGTTTAGCCTTCCAAAAGGAGCCAAAATGATTTATTCAGATGCTAACGAAAAATGGGCCCCGGTGCCGGTTGAGCCTTATTCCAGAGCTTACGAAGTCAGTAATCTGGGGCGGGTGCGCAGCATTCCACGCCTTGCTAACTCTGAATACTTTATTCGCCACATCCACGGCGGTTTTCTGAAAGGCCGGACACGAAAAGACGGAACCAAAACCGTTGTGTTGTCTGTTCAGCGTCAGCGCGCGAAGTTTGTGATAGCTGATCTGGTTGCTATGGCATTCGGGGAGGTGTCCGCCGATGCTTAACATCCAGCCGCGTGAAAAACAGATCGTCGCACTCAACATGCTGCGCAGTGCATGGAAGAAGAATAATTCGTTCATGCTCTACGCTCCGGTTGGTTTTGGTAAAACGGCTATTGCTGCACTGATCACTGATGGATTTGTCAGTCGTGAAATGCGCGTAATGTTTGTGGCTCCGTACACCGTACTGCTGGATCAGACCGCATCCCGTTTCATTGAGTACGGTCTTCCTGGTGAAGAGATCAGTTACGTATGGCGCGATCATCCGTCATACAACCCGAACGCACTCATTCAGATAGCCAGTGCTGATACGCTCATCCGTCGTGAATTCCCGGATAACATTGACTTACTGATCGTTGATGAAGCGCACCTGAAGCGTAAAAAACTGCTGGAAGTTATCGACAATCTTACCCGCAACACTTCAACGAAGGTGATTGGCCTGTCCGGTACGCCGTTCGCTAAGTTCCTGGGCAATTACTATCAGCGCCTGATCAAGCCTACGACGATGAAGGAACTGATTGCCCTTGGCGCGTTGAGCAAATATGAGTTCTACGCGCCGTCGCATCCTGATCTGTCAGGTGTGGAAACGTCATATGTCGCGGGCTACGGCAGCGACTACAAAGAAGGCCAGCTCAGTAAGGTTATGAGTGAAGCCAAACTGGTTGGAGATATCGTTAAAAACTGGCTTGAGAACGGCGAGGACCGCCCGACGATTTGTTTCTGCGTCGATGTTGCCCACGCTAATTACGTCACGATGGAATTTGCCCGCGCCGGGGTAACCGTTGAAGTTATGACGGCCAGCACCCCGCATGACGAACGTCAGCTGACGATCCGCCGTTTTGAGCAGGGCATTACCAAAATCATCATTAACGTCGGCGTATTAGTCGCCGGGTTCGACAGTGATGTTCGCTGCATCATCTTTGCCCGCCCAACCAAAAGTGAAATGCGATGGATTCAGACGCTTGGCCGTGGATTACGCGCGGCCCCTGGAAAAGATCACTGCCTCATCTTCGATCACAGCGGCACAGTGAACAAGCTGGGTTATCCCGATGATATTGAGTACGACTACCTCCCATCGTCATCTGACGGCATGGAAGAAGCCCCGCAGCGCGTCACTAAAACCGATGAGCCGGAGAAACTGCCGAAAGAGTGCAGCCAGTGCCATTACGTGAAACCAGCCGGAATTTATATCTGCCCGAAATGCGGTTTTAAACCGCTGGCCGGGGAGGATGTTGAAACAGACAAATCCCGCGGACTGACAAAGGTCAGCAAAGCAGAAGTCAAATACACCGCAGAGCAGAAGCAATCCTGGTGGTCACAGATTCTTTTCTATCAGCGCACCCGTGCGGCACAGGGACGCCCTGTCAGTGACGGATGGTGTGCGCATACCTATCGACAAAAATTCGGTGTGTGGCCGAGAGGGTTACATAACACCCCGCAGCAAATCACACCTGAAGTAACGAATTTCATCAAATCAAAACTGATCGCCTTTGCGAAAAGGAAAGAGAAACAAGGGGAAGCCGCATGAATACCAAACAAGCCGCAATTGGTCGCTGGGCTGAAATTTTTGAGCATTACGGCCTGCCTGGCATCACCGGGAAGAACCATTTCAAAGGGGAATGTCCGTTATGCGGACGCAAGGGGAAATACCGCTGCGACAACAAGAACGGCACCGGCTCATATATTTGCGTATGTGGTTCTGGAGATGGCTGGTCCCTGCTGTCTGGTTTTACTGGCAAAGAGTTTAAGGTACTGGCCGCTGAAGTGGATCAGATCATCGGCAACGAGTACACCGCTGACCGTACAAGAGTAAACCCTGTACGCACAACGCTGGCGCAACAGCGTGATCGGGTCAGCCGCAAGTTTGCAAAGCTCACTCCGCTGCGCGGCACCAGCGCAGACAGTTACCTGAAGGGAAGGGGAATTAACTCCCTGCCTTCTGAGAGCGTCAAATACTGTGACAAACAGCCAGTAGACGGTAAAAACCTCCAGGCGATATATGCGCTGGCTACAGATGACCGTGGAGAACTGTGTTACCTGCACCGCACTCTGCTTGATGGTGACAAGAAGGCCCATACAGGTGGCGCATCCAAGAAGATGATGAAATTGCAGGAAGACAGCTATTTAGAGTTTGCTAAATCTGTAGCCATCCGAATGTTCCCGACTGCTTCAACGCTGGGCATCGCTGAAGGTATCGAAACAGCTTTGGCCTGCCATCAGATCACCAAATGTCATACCTGGGCAACGATGAACACGGCCTTCATGAAAAAGTTCCGTGTTCCTGCCGGGGTAAAGAACCTGATTATTTTCGCTGATGCGGATTCTAACGCTGCCGGGCACGCTGCCGCATTTGAATGTGCCGCCGCAAACCTGCATGCGAAGAACGATCTGGAGACTGTATCTGTACGCTGGCCTGCCCAGGGTGACTTCAACGATCTGCTTCTCAATGGCTCTGAGGTATTCGAATGGGTATTCCACAAGGGGACGAAGCAGTGAAGAAACCAGCCAGGCAAAAAGTGAAGGTATACAAGCCGAAGAAATGCGCCCAGTGCGGTGAGACCTTCACACCGGATCGTAACCTTCAGAAGGTATGTGGTCCACGCTGTGCGATTGACTATAACCGCGCGCTGAAGGCTAAAAAGGCTGAAACAGAGAGAAAGGTCAGCCTTAAGATTCGCAAGAAGGCGCTCCAGCCCCGTGGATATTTTCTCAGTAAAGCTCAGTCTGCGTTCAACGCTTTTATCCGTGAGCGAGACGAGGGCAAACCGTGCCCGTCATGCGGCACCTGCCATCCCCCGATGATTTTCGGCGGCCAGTGGGATTGCGGGCATTTCCTGAGTGTTGGATCGCGTCCTGAACTCAGGTTTGAAGAAAAGAACGCCTATCGCCAGTGCAAGGCCTGCAATGGTGGTGCTGGTCGGTTTACCGCTAAAAACAAAACGGTACACGAACGCTACAGAACGACGCTCATCGAGTGGTTTGGGCTTGCGCTGGTGGAATGGCTGGAAGGCCCACACGAAGCAAAGCATTACTCAAAAGAAGACCTGGAAGAAATTGCGGCTAAATACCGCCGTAAAACCCGCGAACTGAAAAAGCAGAGGGCAGCATGACAAGACAATACGTTAAAAAAATCACCTATCCATGCCTGACAGCGGCAATTTTTCAGGATGTCATTTACGTCATGCGTCCTGCCAGCGCATCTGAATTACTTGCAGAAGCAGATAAGGCTAGTGAGTTCTATTTGAATTATTTCCCATTCGCGACGCTGGAGGATATCAGGGAAGACATTCTGTATAGCTTCGGTGGACTCTACCTGAACGATTTCCAGCTTATCAGGGAGGCTGCATGATTACTGCGCTAATTATCATTTATTCGTTCATGGCTGGGATGACTGCCGAATATACGCACACTAGGTTAGAAAAAATATCATCACCAAGAAACTTCTATCTCACGGCCTTCATCTGCGGGGTGTGCTGGCCTTATGTAATCTGGAGAGCCAAATAATGTATGACCTTATTTATTGCGATCCGCCGTGGGAATACGGCAACAGAATCAGCAACGGCGCCGCCTGTAACCATTACAGCACAATGAGCATGGAGGAGCTTAAACGCCTCCCGATATGGGAACTGGCTGCTGAAAACGCTGTACTGGCGATGTGGTACACCGGGACACACAACCGGGAGGCTGTGGAACTGGCTGAATCCTGGGGATTCCGGGTCAGAACGATGAAAGGGTTTACGTGGGTAAAACTGAACCAGAATGCCGCCGTTCGCTTCAATAAGGCATTAAGCACTGGAGAGCTGGTGGACTTCAATGATCTGCTGGAAATGCTGGACCGTGAAACCCGCATGAACGGCGGTAACCATACCCGCAGCAACACTGAAGATGTTCTGATTGCGACGAAAGGAACGGGGCTACAACGCGCCAGCGCAGCAGTAAAACAGGTTGTTCATACCTGCCTGGGCGAACATAGCGCAAAGCCGTGGGAGGTCAGGAACCGACTGGAACAATTATACGGCGATGTGAAAAGAATCGAAATATTCGCCCGGGAAGAGTGGAAAGGATGGGACCGATGGGGAAACGAATGCAATAACAGCATTGAAATGATTACGGGACAGATAAAAGGGGTGAACCATGCAGCGTGATATTCAACTTGTTCTTGAACGTTGGGGAACATGGGCAACGAGTGAAGGAACTCAGGTCAACTGGTCACCGATTGCCGCAGGCTTTAAAGGTTTGCTGGTAGATACCGGAAAGTCTCGTGATTCATGCAGCGACAATGACGGGTTGATCGTTGATACGGCTGTCGGGATGCTCAGACGAGCCGGGAGAGAAGATGAATTAAATCTGGTGATGTTGCATTACATGTATAACGTTTCTAAATCGACAATTGCCCGCTGGCAGAAATGCTCTGAGGGAAAAATACGTAACAAGCTGATGATTGCAGAAACGTTTATTGATGCCTGCATCATCATGACGGGAACGCGATTAGAAATGGACGACTGGACCCATAAGTGCCAGACAGAAAAAGTTGCATAAAAGACTATTCGTTACGAATTTTATCAATTAATGTGTTAAGAGTGGTCACTTAGACACGAACTTAAATATTACAGAACCTCGCCCTTGGGCGGGGTTTTTTCATTTCAGGCCCAGGCTAAAAATCGTAGATTAACCGTGAATGTATGAGCTTGCGGCCTGAATTCTTTCCCCTCGTACTGAGAGGATACACAGCAATAGAGGGGGCTAAATGTCCGATCCTGTAACTGGTTCCGGCGCGATGCTCGGAGGTGGGCTGGTGGGTTCCGTAATTTACGGAATCTTCACTCATACCGATTTTGGCGTTGTATTTGGTGCGTTTGGTGGCGCGGTTTTCTACGTCGCAACGGCTGCAAATCTTACCCGTGGTCGTCTGGCTGCATACTTCATGACATCGTTCATTGTTGGTGTGCTTGGGGCCGGATTATTAGGCTCAAAACTCTCAGCATGGACAGGCTACAGTGATCGCCCGCTTGATGCGCTCGGCGCCGTGATTGTATCGGCCATCACTATCAAGGTGCTGACATTCATCAACAGTCAGGATTTGAACAGTCTGTTCGGTATGCTTTCGCGGCTTCGCGGAGGAGGGGGCAATGTTAAATGATCCTTCTGCATTCTTTAATGCGTTAATTTGTGGGGTGATCGTGGTTGCGCTGATGTTTTACCAGCGCGGCAGCGCGAGACATCGCCCTCTGATATCGCTGGTGGCCTACTTCACAGTGCTGGTATATGCCAGCGTCCCATTCCGGTATCTGTTCGGTCTCTATCAGGAATCGCACTGGATGGTAGTCATCGTTAATTTGATCATCTGCGCCGCCGTGCTTAGGTCACGAGGCAATGTGGCGCGTCTCATAGATACTCTGAGGCACTAATGAACCAATCACAGTTTCAGCAGGCGGCTGGTATAAGCGCCGGATTAGCTGCGCGCTGGTTTCCGCACATCGACGCGGCAATGAAAGAATTTGGAATTACAGCAGTTAACGATCAGGCCATGTTCATTGCACAAGTTGGACATGAGTCTGCTGGCTTTACCTCACTGGCAGAGAGTTTTAACTACTCGGTAGACGGGCTGAAAAAAACCTTTGGTAAACGCCTGACGCCGTATCAGTGTGAAATGCTGGGGCGCGTCGATGGTAAACAGGTCGCCCACCAACCGCAAATAGCCAATCTGGTTTACGGTGACCGCATGGGTAATCACAGCCAGGGTGATGGCTGGAAATATCGCGGTCGTGGTCTGCTTCAAATCACTGGTCGAGAGAACTATACCCGGTGCGGTACAGCGTTGAAACTTGACCTTGTCAGTACGCCGGAACTGCTAACGCAAGAGCGACATGCGGCCCGTTCGGCAGCATGGTACTTCACGTTGCGCGGTTGCCTCCTGTATTCGGGTGATGTGGAACGCGTCACGCAGATCATCAACGGTGGGCAGAACGGCATTAAAGACCGCCGTGAACGTTACGCCAAAGCAAAAGCCGCCCTGGTGTGAGGTCATATGGGACTTGAAATGATTATCGGCCTGGCTGTTGCTGTGCTGGCCGCAATTGCAGGCGCTTTTGGTTTCGGTCACGCGCGCGGCACCGACAAAGCGGAAGCCAAAGCCGAAAGGCAGCGCACCGAAGAGAACGCCGCAGCAACGGTCGCAGCAGCAGAGCGACAGGCAGAAGTGACCAGAGAGGCCAGTGATGTGCAAGAAACTGTTAAGCGTATGCCTGATGACGACGTTGATCGTGAGCTGCGCGAACAATTCACCCGCCCCGGTGGTGGTTGATACGGGCTGCATGTGGACTCGGATTATCTATCTGACAGACCACGACATCAATGTGCTGGATAAGCAGACGAAGCGCGACATCCTGGCGCATAACAAATCAGTGCAGGCTAACTGCAAGAAGGAGTCTGCCCGTGAACGCAGAGAACCTAAGTGAAGCGTATTACATCAATAACGAGATAAAAGAACTACAGCGACAGAAAAGCATTCTGGAGAGTGGTGCAGGGCTTGGGGTAACAATCCAATCTACCTATCAGGATAATGCCTTTTTGGATGCTATACGCCCACATGCTGTGGCTGAGCTTGATCGTCGTATTGAGGAAAAAAGAGCCGTACTGGTTAATTTAGGCGTCTCCTTCTCTTAATGTGACAGGCATTACAGCAACCAAATTCACTGCCATAGACCGGGTGGCAACCGGCGCTGGCCCGGCGAACAGGGCGACCAATAGCCTCGCAATAGCGGGGCTTTTTAATGCGCATCGCACGCGCACATCGAAGAAAGTCTTTCAGCTGTGAGCCTGGGCAAACCGTTAACTTTCGGCGGCTTTGCCGTGCGACAGGCTCACGTCTAAAAGGAAATATCACATGCAATTAGGCGGAAAATCGAAAAACGGACTCAGAGCCTTCCTTCGCAGTGACGCAATCGTTATTGCTGATAAAAAAGGCAAACCCAAAGTGGTTATCGGTGTTTTTAACGAAGACGATAACGGGTTACGCAGCGTCAAGCCTTCAGCATTCAACAAATTAGGTCGCGCTTAAAAGGGAACAAATCATGAGTCAGAAAATTATTACTTTGTCCGGTGCCGCGACAGATGTTCTGTATGCGCTGTTCTACCGTGGCGCGTTGCAGAGTGGCGATCTGCCATCTAAATCTGGTGCTGCTGAGCTTCGCGATCTGGGCTTTACTGAAACCCGCCATACCGCGACGCAATATCAGAAGGAAAACTATTTTACTTTCCTGACTGCCGAAGGGCAGGCGTTTGCTGTTGAGCACCTGGTAAATACGAACTTTGGTGTGCCTGCTGGTGGTTACATCGGCAGCCCTTTAGATGCACTGGATGAAATTGCAGATCAAGGTGGCTACACTCCAGACGAAATGCGTGATGCCGTGGAATACATTAAGCGAACCAGGCAGACGAAAGCTTTAGGAAAAGCGCTGGCAGAACTATCTCCGTTTGTCATGAAGGACGGACAGGTATTTATCAAAGATGCTTTCATTCAACCTGTCACCACCGCTGGTACAAAAGTTGACTCGAATTCCGGCGGCTCCGCTACGTACAACTGCAACATGCGTATCAAAGTTGATGGAGCGGATAAAACAATTCGCGAGAAAGTTCATGCTGTAGTTTCCAGTTATCTCACCCCTGAGGCAACGGAGTATACCGATGAGCTGGTGGATGAGGTGATGAACCTGTTTGATAAGCCAGAGGTCAGCCGGTTGATTGATCGTTGTGTTACGGAGTCAGTCAGGCTGAACTGCCGTCCGGGTGGGCTCATCTGGCAGACGTTACGCAGATTGTGAGTTGTAAATGATAACAATTGTCATTTGAATGGGTCCTCCCGGCGGGGTGGCCTGCCACGGGGCGGCGGGCGCGCGGAAAACGGCTGGTTTTTGCGATCCTGGGTCATCATCATCATTTGCGCAGGTCTTTGATTTAATTAAAGGCCGTTTTGTCAGGATGTCGAATCGTTTAAAAAGTGTTCACCATCATGGACCAGGAAGTAGCCTCTCTTAAACTGAATATTAATCAACTGGCAGGTATCACTGGCGTACATCGACAAACCGTCGCAGCACGGCTGAAAAATATTGAACCTGCACCCGGCAGCAACAGTAAATTAAAGCTCTATCTCATCACTGATATTCTTACCGAGCTGATGATCCCTACGGTTTCCGCCAGTATCGATGACATGCAGCCGTCTGACCGACTGGCGCACTGGAAAGCGGAAAACGAGCGGATCAAGTTCGAACAGGAAACCGGGCAACTTATCCCGGCAGATGAGGTGGCGCGGGAATTTTCTCTGATGGCAAAGGCCGTCGTCATGGTACTTGAAACCCTTCCTGATGTACTTGAACGCGACTGCGCGCTCTCTCCCGCAGCAGTTACCCGCGTTCAGAGCGTTATTGATGATCTACGTGACCAGATGGCGCAGAAGGTACTGGAAGCCGAAACAGAGGAGGATGAGCCAGAGGAGGACTGATGGCAAAGCGAGCATCAGCCAGGGGGATTCGTCGTGATGTGTCCGGCATCTTACGTGCTCCGCGACGCATGCTGGTGGCCGATGCGGTAAAAGATTATATGCGGGTGCCGATGGGCGCGGGAAACTCTGTTCCGTGGGACCCGAATCTTGCACCTTATGTCATTGAGCCGATGAACTGTCTTGCATCGCGTGAATATGATGCAGTTGTATTTGTTGGCCCGGCACGAACCGGTAAAACCATTGGCCTTATTGACGGGTGGATTGTTTACAACGTCGTGTGTGATCCGGCGGATATGCTGGTTATTCAGGTTTCAGAGGAAAAAGCTCGCGAGCACTCTAAAAAGCGCCTGGATCACACATTTCGTTGCAGCCCTGAGGTTAAATCCCGCCTCAGCCCCCGGCGCAATGATAACAACGTATATGACCGTACATTTCGCGCAGGTAACTATCTGAAGCTGGGCTGGCCTTCAGTCAATATCATGTCGTCCTCTGACTATAAAAGCGTGGCGCTGACCGACTATGACCGTTTTCCTGAGGACATTGACGGAGAAGGTGACGCCTTTTCGCTTGGTTCAAAGCGAACCACTACGTTTATGTCATCCGGTATGACGCTGGTGGAAAGTTCGCCCGGCAGAGATATCAAGGATACTAAATGGCGTCGCAGCACACCGCATGAAGCACCGCCGACAACAGGTATTCTGTCACTGTATAACCGGGGTGATCGTCGGCGCCTTTACTGGCCATGTCCGCATTGCGGGGAATATTTTCAGCCAGAAATGGACAATATGACCGGTTATCGCGACAGCAAGGACCCGGTTCTGGCGGGTGAGGCTGCATTTCTTCAGTGTCCGGCCTGTAAAGGCAAAATCACTGCGGATATGAAGCGCGCTCTGAATATGAAGTGTGTCTGGCTGCGCGACGGGCAGAAGATTGACCGTCACGGAAATATCAGCGGAGAAGGGCGCCGCTCACGCATCGCGTCGTTCTGGATGGAAGGCCCGGCAGCGGCCTATCAGACGTGGGCACAGCTTATCTATAAATTCCTGACTGCTGAGCAGGAGTATGAAGCCACCCGTAGCGAGGAAACGCTCAAAACGGTGGTAAATACTGACTTCGGGCGGCCATATCTGCCACGCGCCAGTATGGAGCAGCGTAAAAGCGAATTGCTTGAACAGCGAGCGGAAAATATCCCGAAACGATCAGTGCCGGATGGTGTCGAGTTCCTTACGGCAACGGTCGATGTGCAGGCGGGCAGAAACCGACGTTTTGTGGTGCAGGTCACGGGTTACGGCAGTATGGGGGAGCGATGGCTGGTGGATCGCTACAACATTCGTCAGTCGCTTCGCTGTAATGGAAATGGCGAAAGTCTCCAGATAGACCCTGCAAGTTACCCTGAGGACTGGGACCTTTTGCTGACTGATGTTTTCCATAAAACCTGGCCGCTGGCTTCCGATCCGGCGAAAGGCATGCGTCTGATGGCGATGGCTGTTGACTCCGGTGGTGAGGATGGCGTCACCGATAACGCCTATAAATTCTGGCGCAGGTGCAGGCGTGATGGTCTCGGTAAACGCGTTTATCTCTTCAAAGGGGACAGTGCGCGGCGCGCGAAACTTATCACCCGGACATTCCCGGACAATACAGGCCGTTCAACCCGCCGGGCGAAGGCCGCAGGGGATGTACCCCTCTTTCTTCTCCAGACCGATTCCCTTAAAGACCGGATTAATAACGCCCTGTGGCGTGAATCGCCGGGGCCGGGCTATGTGCATTTTCCGGCATGGCTGGGGAGCTGGTTCTATGACGAACTGACCTATGAGGAGCGTTCTGTTGATGGGAAATGGACGAAACCCGGCCGCGGAGCCAACGAAGCATTCGACCTGCTGGTGTATGCCGATGCGCTGGCGATCCTCCACGGTTACGAAAAGATCAAATGGCCGGATGCACCAGAATGGGCACGGCGGGAAACGTGGCTTGAAAGTACGGAGACGGAAGCTGGCGAAACGCCACCCCCGCCGCCAGTACCGACAGCCAGACAGAAGACGAGGCGCAAAAAATCCGCAGACAAGCAGGTTAATCCCTGGACCAGTTCAACCTCAGGAGGATGGATATGACGAGAAGCGAAATAGAGACCATGATCCAGCGATACGCCGATGCGGAAATTGCAGTGCTGGCGGGTAAGTCCATCACCTTTAACGGCCAGCAGATGTCATATGAAAATCTGTCTGAAATCCGTAAAGGGCGACAGGAATGGGAGCACCGCCTTACTGCCCTGAACAATCAGCGCCGGGGGCGCCCCGGCTACCGACTGGCGAGGTTTCAATGAGCCTGTTAGATGATGCGATTGGTGTTTTTTCGCCAGGCTGGAAAGCGGCCAGACTACGGGCAAGGGCGATGATACGGGCATATGAGGCGGTTAAACCCACCCGGACACATAAAGCCCGTCGTGAAAACCGTTCTGCGGATCAGCTCAGCCAGGCTGGGGCGGTTTCATTACGTGAACAGGCGCGCTGGCTCGATAACAACCACGATCTGGTGATTGGTGTATTCGATAAACTGGAAGAGAGGGTTGTGGGCAAACAGGGGATCATTGTTGAACCACATCCGAAGCTGACTAACGGAAAGATCGCCAAAAAACTGGCGACAGAGATTCGCCGTAAATTTGGCGAATGGTCTGTCAGACCAGAAGTGACAACTCAGTTTACCCGGCCAATGCTGGAGCGCCTGATGCTGAGGACATGGCTTCGGGATGGTGAGGTGTTTGCACAACTTGTTCAGGGTACAGGAAACGGTCTGGTTCCTTCAGCCCGCATTCCTTTCTGGCTGGAAGCGCTGGAGTCTGATTTTGTGCCCATGACCAGCGATGAGTCGAAAAATCTCAACCAGGGCGTGTTCCTGGATAACTGGGGACGTCCTAAAAAATATCAGGTTTATAAAAGCCTTCCGGTTTCCGGGCGGCAGCCCGACACTAAAGAAATTGATGCAGAAAATATGCTGCATCTTAAATTTACCCGGCGTCTTCACCAGACCCGCGGTGTTTCCCTTTTATCTGGTGTTCTGATGCGCCTGAGCGCACTGAAGGAATACGAGGATTCGGAACTCACCGCCGCCCGTATCGCGGCTGCGCTGGGGATGTACATCAAAAAGGGGGACGGGCAGAGTTTTGAGCCGGATTCTGTCAACGACGATCGCGAACTGATGATTGAACCGGGCATGCTGTATGACGATCTGCAGGCGGGCGAAGAAATAGGGATGATTAAGTCTGATCGGCCAAACCCTAACCTCGAAACATTCCGCAACGGGCAACTGAGGGCAGTGGCTGCCGGGAGCCGTCTCAGTTTCTCCAGCACCGCGCGTAATTATAACGGTACTTACAGCGCCCAGAGACAGGAGCTTGTCGAATCAACCGACGGTTATCTCATTCTTCAGGACTGGTTTATCGGCTCAGTTACGCGCCCGATGTACCGCGCATGGCTGAAAATGGCGATAGCGTCCGGTGAGATTAAGCCACCACGGGGGATCGATATGGATACCCTTTATAGTGCGGTTTATTCAGGACCGGTTATGCCGTGGATAGATCCGGTTAAAGAAGCTAACGCATGGAAAACCCAGATTCGTGGTGGCGCGGCTACCGAGTCTGACTGGGTGCGTGCCAGTGGCCGTAATCCTGATGATGTTAAATCGCGGCGCAAGGCCGAAATAGACGAAAACCGTGAACAGGGGCTGGTGTTTGACACTGACCCCGCGAATGATAAAGGAGGCACCAGTGCCGAAGTCAACGAACCGGGCGCGCCATCGTCCGAGAGCCAGCGCAAGAAGTAATTCCTGGTTTCGCATGCAGGCCAGTAACGATAACGCCGCAGATATTTATATCTATGACGAAATTGGCTACTGGGGGGTGACAGCGCGCCAGTTCGTCAATGAGCTGAAAGCGCTGGGCGATGTAACCCACATTAATCTCTACATTAACTCGCCGGGTGGCGATGTCTTTGATGGCATCGCCATTTTTAATGCCCTGAAACACCACGGCGCGGCAATCACCGTTCATATCGATGGACTGGCGGCGTCAATGGCTTCTGTTATCGCTATGGTGGGAAATCCGGTCATTATGCCGGAAAACACCATGATGATGATCCATAAACCCTGGGGTTTTGCTGGTGGTGATGCCAACGACATGCGCGACTATGCCGATTTGCTGGATAAGGTTGAATCCGTCCTTATTCCGGCTTATGCGGAAAAAACGGGCAAATCAACCGAAGAAATTGCGGCAATGCTGGAGGACGAAACCTGGATGGACGGCAAAGAGTGCGTCGCGCTGGGTTTTGCCGATCAGGTTACGCCCTCCCTGCAGGCGATGGCCTGTATTCATTCGAAACGTATTGAGGAATTTGAAAAGATGCCAAACAGCATTCGTAATATGATCACCCCTCCGCGCAACAGCACTCAGCGTGAAGTGACTCCGCCAGTTTCACAGGCTAATGCCCCGGCGGTTCCGGCTACCGGCGCAGATGAATCAACCATTCGCGCACAGGTACTGGCAGAGCAGAAAGTGCGTGTAAATGCCATCGGCGATCTCTTTGCCATGTTTGGCGGCAAGCATCAGGAACTGCAGGTTCAGTGCGTCGCAGATCCTGAGTGTTCCGTCGAGAAAGCGAAAGACCTGCTGCTGGCTGAGCTTGGTAAATCCGCAACGCCATCCAACAAAACAACCCAGACGCATATTTACGCCGGTAACGGTAATTTCGTTGGCGATGGTATCCGTCAGGCGCTGATGGCGCGTGCTGGTTTTGACAACCGGCAAAACGATAATGCCTACAACGGCATGACCCTGCGTGAGTATGCCCGTATGGCGCTGACCGAGCGTGGTATTGGCGTATCCAGTTACAATCCGATGCAGATGGTCGGGTTAGCGCTGACCCACAGCGCTTCCGATTTTGGCAATATTCTGCTGGATGTCGCAAATAAGGCGCTGCTCCAGGGCTGGGAAGAATCAGAAGAGACGTTCCAGATCTGGACCAAAAAAGGCCAGTTGTCGGATTTCAAGACGGCACATCGCGTCGGCATGGGAGGCTTCCCGTCTCTGCGTAAGGTTCGTGAGGGAGCGGAGTATAAATATGTCACCACCGGGGATAAAGGCGAAACCATTGCGCTGGCCACCTACGGTGAAATCTTTTCCGTCACCCGCCAGGCGATCATCAACGATGATCTGAACTCTCTGACCGATGTACCCATGAAAATGGGCCGCGCGGCAAAAGCGACCATCGGCGATCTGGTCTATGCCATCCTGACCACAAATCAGAAACTGTCCGACGGTAAAGCGCTGTTCCATGCAGACCACAAAAACCTCTCGGCAGGGGCCATTTCGGTAGCCAGCATTGATGAAGCACGTAAGCTGATGCGCCTGCAGAAAGAAGGTGAGCGTACTCTGAACATTCGTCCTGCTTATATGCTGGTGCCGGTCGGGCTGGAAACTCTGGCGAACCAGACCATTAAATCTGCAAGCGTCAAAGGGGCTGACATTAACTCCGGTATCAACAACCCGATCCAGAACTTCGCAGATGTGATCTCTGAGCCGCGACTTGATGCCGCCGATCAGAACGCATGGTATCTGGCCGCAGCTCAGGGTTCTGACACCATCGAAGTTGCCTATCTGAACGGAGTTGATACGCCTTACATCGACCAGCAGGAAGGTTTTAGCACCGATGGTATCGCGACGAAAGTCCGCATTGATGCCGGTGTTGCGCCGCTCGATTATCGCGGTATGGTCAAATCCTCCGGCCAGTAACCCCCATCATCACATCACCAGCCCGCCAGGGCTTTTTTTATACCTGAAACCGGCCCCTGACGGGGCTGAACGGAGAATGTTATGGCGAAGAATTATGTACAGGGCGGGAAAACCATTCCGCTCGTTAACAGTGGGCAGGGTGAAATTCTCAGCGGTGATCCCGTTGTTATTGGCTCGGTAATCGCCGTCGCTGTTACCGATATTCCGGCAGGACAGACGGGGGACGGTTTTGCCGAAGGCGTATTTCTCCTGCCTAAACTGCCAGCTGACGATATTACAGCAGGTGCCCGCGTGTATCTCAAAGATGGTGAAATCCAGCTTGACGATACCGATGCCGTGGCGGCAGGTGTCGCATGGGATGTTGCAGGAACTGGCGTGACCGTCGTCGAAGTGAAGATCAATGCCTAATCCCTTCTATGAAATGGCAGGCCGCATGGATGCGGCGACAATTCGCACAATGGGAAAGACGGCCGTTATTAATGATATTCCGGTCGATGTGGTGCCCGCTGAGTTACTGATGGAAATGGGGGCGCTGTCTGGTTCTGGTATATCGCTGGTGGTCTTTACCGCCGGATACCGGGCGCGGCGGAATGATGCAGTTGAGTATGACGGTGAAATGTACTCAGTGACGCGACACGAACTTTTTAACGGCAAGCCACGCATCTTTATTGAATAGGAGGGCGTATGTCGATTAAAGGGCTTGAACAGGCTATTGCCAACCTGAACAGTATCAGCAAAACCGCTGTGCCCCGGGCGTCAGCGCAATCCGTTAACCGTATTGCCGGACAGGCTGTAAACCGTAGCGTCTCCGTAGTTGCAAAGGGAACCCGCGTTCCCCGGAAACTGGTGAAGCAACGTGCCCGGGTAAGGCGTGCGACCGTCAGTAAACCCCGGGCGCTTATTCGCATCAATCGGGGCAATCTCCCGGCGATAAAACTGGGGCCGGCCAGCGTTCGCCTGTCGCGCCGGAAAAGGGATAAAGCAGGCGTGAACAGTGTCCTGAGGGTTGGACGGTTCCGGTTTCCTGGCGCTTTTATACAGCAACTGTCGAATGGGCGCTGGCATGTTTTACGTCGTTCAACCCGTAGCCGATACCCTATCGAAGTGGTCAGCATCCCCCTTGCCACCCCCCTGACCGAAGCCTTCCGTTCAGAGTTACCCAGACTGATGGAAGAACGTATGCCTGAATTTATGCGGCAGAACCTGAAAAACCAACTGAGGCTAATACTTACCCGATGAAACATACCGATATCCGCGCTGCCACGCTGGCGGCGCTGAAACGTAATATCAGCGATCCGGTCTCCTGGTTCGACGGGCGGCCCGGTTTTATTGAAGAGCAGGATCTCCCGGCAGTCGCGGTGTACATGACTGACGCCCGGGCGACGCCCGACATCATCGATGAGGATATCTGGTCCGCCATTCTGCACATAGAAGTCTTTCTGAAAGCCTCGTCCCCGGATTCCGCTCTGGATGAATGGATGGAAAGCAAGGTTTATCCCGTTTTAGAAGATATTCCAGAGCTTGCCGGACTAATCGAAACGATGAGTGCTTCCGGGTACGACTACCAAAGAGATGACGAGGCCATGATGTGGGGCTCCGCCGATTTAAGCTATTCAATCAGATATGTAATGTGAGGACATTATGCCAACACCAAACCCTCTGGAACCTGTAAAAGGGGCCGGAACCACGCTCTGGATTTATACCGGAACAGGCGATCCGTTCGGGAACCCGGCGTCAGATGTGGACTGGACGCGCCTGGCGAAAATCAAGGATTTGACGCCAGGCGAAATGACGGCTGAGTCGTACGATGATACCTATCTCGACGATGAAGACGCTGACTGGAGCGCGACGGCGCAGGGCGAAAAGACTGCGGGTGATACCTCTTTCACACTGGCGTGGAAACCGGGTGAAGAAGGGCAGAAAGACCTGGTCTCCTGGTTCAATAATGGCGCTGTTCGTGCCTACAAGATCAAGTTTCCGAATGGCACAGTGGATGTGTTTAAAGGCTGGTGCAGTAGCCTCGGCAAGGCTATTCCGGCGAAAGAAGTGATCACCAGAACGGCGAAGATCGCAAATACCGGGAAACCGAATCTGGCGGAAGAGGACAATACGCCGCCGATTGCGGTTACGGGTGTCACCCTGGATAAAACGACGGATACCGTTACGGTCAGCGATACCACAGTACTGACTGTCGCCGTGGTGCCTGCCAGCGCCTCAGACAAATCCTTCCGCGTTTCCACGTCCGATCCTGCTGTCGCAACGGTCACCGTCAGCGGCAACACGATTACCGTAACTGGCGTGGCCGCAGGTAGCTGCCAGATTATCGTCATGACCAATGATGGTCTTTTTGTCGCTGTCTGCGAAATCACTGTTTCGTGATAACCGGGGCTTTTAGCCCCGCTTTCCGGAGTAAATCATGTTTTTAAAATCCGAGCTGTACGAGCGTAACGGCAAAAGCGTCACGCTCTTCGAATTGTCCGCACTACAGCGTATTGAACACCTCGAACACCTGAAAAAAATCGAAGCAATTGAAGAGGGAGATATTCAGGCCGCGATGACCACCACTGTTCGTGAGGGTGCGTTCATTGTGGCTATGTCGCTTTGGCATGGCCACGTCCTGAAAGGGACGCTGCCGGAGGGGGCAGGGCGGGAAGTCGAACAGATTCAGGAGGAGGTGCTTGCCACATGGCCGCTTGAAGCCGTTGCAGAAGCGGAATTCCGTATCAGGCTCCTGTCCGGCATGCTGCCACCTCCTGATGAAACCAGCGATCCTGATGCAGGCGAAGAACCCGGCCCGGTCACGGCGGAAAAGCCCTCGCCAGCGAGCTGACATTTGTCATGAAGCTGGCGCGTGAGTTCGGTCGTCCCGACTGGCGCTCCATGCTCGCTGGCATGTCCTCAACGGAATATGGCGACTGGCATATTTTCTACCGGGACAATTTTTTTCATGACGTACAGCTTGACGCTCATTTCTCGGGGTTGCTCTACACCATTTCATCATTATTTTCCCTTAATCCGGATTTGACTCCTGACAGCTTCAGCATACTGACACCGGCTCCCGGCGATTTGCCGGAGGAAGAGCCGGATGACGACATGCTGATGGCGAAGGCGTCAGGAATGTCAGGAGGCGTTCGCTATGGCCCAGACGGCAGTGGGGGATCTGGTTGTTAATCTTGACGTTAACTCGTCAAAATTTAACGAGCAGATCACTCATATTAACCGGCAGTTTAAACGAACAGGTGATGCGGCTAATGATACTGAGTTACGTATCCGGCAGGCGTTCTCACGTCAGGAAATTGCGGCAAAAAAAGCTGGTCTTTCTGTGGGGCAGTACTCGAATGCGATGCGTATGCTGCCTGCACAGTTTACGGATGTCGCGACGCAGCTGGCGGGCGGGCAGAGTCCGTGGCTTATCCTTCTGCAACAGGGCGGGCAGGTTAAGGACTCATTTGGCGGGATTATTCCCACGTTCCGTGCGTTGCTGGGGGCCGTATCGCCTTTGATGGTTGGTGTTGGCGCGCTGTCCGCTGCTACCGGCGCACTTTTTTACGCGTGGTATCAGGGATCATCCACACTTTCAGATTTCAACAAAACACTTGTTCTTTCCGGTAATTCGGCAGGGCTTACCGCTGACCGGATGCTGGTGCTGGCAAGGAACGGACAGAGCGCCGGGCTGACGTTTAACCAGACGAACGAGGCGCTGACGGAACTGATCAACGCAGGAGTGCGCGCCGGGGCGAATTTCGATGACATGAGTCAGTCCGTTGCCCGGTTTACCCAGGCGTCTGGCGTTCCTGTTGATAAAGTGGCGGCGGCATTCGGCAAACTGACAAGTGACCCGACGTCCGGCCTCATCGCGATGGCGCAGCAGTTCCACAACGTTACAGCAGAGCAGATTGCGTATGTCGCGCAGTTGCAGCGCGCCGGGGATGAAGCCGCTGCGTTGCAGGCGGCAAACGATGCGGCAACCAACGGTTTTAATGAGCAGACAAAATCCCTGCGCGACAATATGGGGACGATTGAGTCGGCTGCCGATTCACTTAAGCGTGCTTTTAAATCGATGTGGGACGCGGCACTGGATATCGGGCGCCCGGATACCGCACAGGAGATGGTCCGTAAGGCAGAGGCTGCGTTTAAACGCGCGGATGAGATCTGGAATCTGCGAAAAAATGATGGCTACGTTAATGATGAGGCGCGCGCCCGGTACTGGACTGACAGGGAGACAGCCCGGCTGGCGCTGGACATGGCGCAACAGCAGGCGGGCATTGCAAAAGCGAATGAGGAAAATGCTTCCCGTGAAGCTGCTGCGGAATCTGATCGGCAGAAATACGCCGCGCAGGCGCAGTCAAATTACGCCAGAACGCAGTCCGCGCTTGAGAAGTACACGGCCAGGCAGAACGAGCTTAATAAGGCGCTGAAAGAAGGGCGTATCCTCCAGGCTGACTACAACATCAATATGTCAGCAGCGAAAAAGGAGTACGAAGATTCCCTGAAAAAACCGCCAAAAACACCGGCGGTCAGAACACAGTCCGGAGTAAGGGCAACAGATACAGGCAATGCCCTGACGCTTGAGTTGCAGTCGCAACTAAAGACCTTGCAGGATCACAAGGGAATAAATGACACAATCAGCCAGCAGCGGCAGGATCTCTGGAAGCAGCAGTCACGTTTTGCTGTGCTTGAGGAAGCATCCCGTCAACGCGCCCTCACTGTTGAGGAAAAATCCCTGCTTGCAAGCAAAGATGAAGTGCTGGCCCGTGCAGAAATTAACGCACGGCTTGGCGATCAGATTGTTGCCCAGCAGCGCCTTAATACCCTTGCGGATCAGGCTGAAAAATTTTCTCAGCAACAGGCGGCACGGCAGGCAGGGATCGCCGCTCAGTCTCAGGGGCTCTCTGCACGTCAGGCCGAACGTGAGGTGGCGTTACAAAAACTGCGTGAGGCATACGGTACAAATCCGCAGGCTCTGCAGCAGGTGCTTACAGCGCAACAGGCCACTTATGATGCTGAAGATGCCCTGCGTTCAGACTGGCTTGCCGGGGCCAGGCAAGGCTGGGCAGAGTATCAGGATGCGGCCACGAACGTCTTTTCCTCAGTGCAACAGATATCCCAGTCCACCTTTGGCGGGCTTGCGAATCAGCTGACACAATGGCAGACCACCGGGAAAGCGAGCATGAAAGAATTCACGTCATCGACGCTGAAAATGATTGCATCAGTCATTAATCAACTGATGGTGGCTTATGTCATTCAGAGTGCTATGGGCTGGGTTGGTGGTGGAACAAAAGCCCCCGCGTCAGGGCAGTCGTTCGCCGTACCTTCCTATCGTCCCGCGACTTTTGATGGCGGTGGATTTACCGGGCATGGCGGTAAATATGATCCCGCCGGCATTGTGCATCGTGGTGAATTCGTCTTCACCAAGGAGTCAACCAGCCGCATTGGCGTTGCCAACCTTTATCGTCTTATGCGTGGATACGCCGCAGGCGGGCTCGTTGGTTCCGGTAATGTGCCGGTTCCTGTTCCAGGCGGCATCAGTGTTTATGCCCCGGTCAGTATCAGCCAGCAGAACGCTGGTGGAGAGGTCAGTCAGGCCAGTACCGCCGGAACGGCACGCCAGCTTCAGGGAATTATCCAGCAGGCCATCACTGATCGCCTGAAAAAGGAGGTGAGTCCGGGTGGATTACTTTACTCCAGGGGGTAACGGTGACAGATACGTTTAACTGGCGTACGCGCAAAACGGCTCAGGGGACTGAAAATGTCCGTACGCTTCAGGCTCAGTTCGGCGACGGATATAAACAGATCGCCGGGATGGGGATCAATGATAAGTCCGAAACATGGAATCTTGACTGGACGGGTACGCGAAGTGATGCCGCGGTGCTGCGTACGTTTCTTATGTCCCACGTCACAACGTCTTTCTGGTGGACCAATCCATGGGGAGAGAAAAAGCTCTACCGGGTGAAAGCTGATTCATTCAGTGTTTCGTTCCCTTCCGGGAAAAAAGCGACAGTGGCATTCACTTTCGAGCAGGCGTTTGCGCCTTAATTTCTCCTCCTCCGGTTAACAGCTGCCTCAGGGCAGCTTTTTTTGTGGTGAATTTATGAGCTTTACCAGTGACATACAACAGCTTGAGCCCGGAAGTCTCATCCAGCTTATTGAGATTGACGGGACTGATTTTGGTATGGACGAAATCCTTCGCTTTCATGCTCACAATATCCAGGAAGAGGGCTGGGCGTCGTTCGCGGCTGATAATCTTCCTGCCATCATCTGGCAGGGTAAGCAATATGACCCGTATCCGTATGAGCTTAAAGGTATGGAGCTTTCGAGTACGGGATCGCAGCCGACACCCACGCTTTCAGTCGGCAACGTCGGAAACTATGTGACAGCACTGTGCCTTGAGTATGACGACATGGTTAAGGCGAAAGTGAAGATCCACACCACGCTGGCAAAATACCTTGATGCGGCTAACTGGATTAACGGCAACCCGAATGCGAGCCCGGCTGACGAGCGGGTACAGCTTTTCTATGTGAATGCGAAAGCGGCCGAAACACGCGTTCAGGTTGATTTTGAGTTGTGTTCACCTTTCGACATTCAGAGCCTTCAGCTACCCACCAGGCAGATCACTCCGGTCTGCACCTGGTGTCTTCGTGGCTGGTATCGCAGCGGGACTGGTTGTGACTACAACGGGACGAAGTATTTTACCAAAGATGGTACGCCAACCGACGATCCGTCGAAAGATGTCTGCGGCGGACGGCGGCGGGATTGTCAGGATCGGCATGGTCCAGATGCCCCTTTGCCGTTCGGTGGCTTTCCGGCGGCTAACCTGCAGGGGAAATAATGATGCGTGGAAAACTGATGGATGCCATCCGGCAGCATGTCGCTGCGGAATATCCGAAAGAAGCCTGCGGGGTGATTATTCAGTCTGGTCGTACACAGACGTTCATTCCCTGTCGCAATATCGCCGACAACCCGGAAGAAATGTTTACGCTTTCTCCTGAAGACAGAATGGCCGCCGGGGAACTGGGCGACATCATTATGATTGTTCACTCACATCCTGACGTGGTGCAACTGGTGCCGTCAGAAATGGACCGCATTCAGTGTGACTGGTCCGGTATTGAATGGGGGATCATGTCGTGGCCGGACGGTGATTTTTGCACAATCTCTCCGCGGGAAGAGCGGGATTACGTCGGGCGTCAGTGGGTGCTCGGCTATGCGGACTGCTGGTCGCTGATCCGGGAGTATTATCAGCGTGAGTTTACTCTCTCGCTGGGGGATTACTCGGTGCCCTACGCGTGGTGGGAAGGTGGAAAAGAACACCTGTACGACGATAACTGGCAGCAGGAGGGTTTTGTCGAGGTTGAGCCCCGTGATATGCGACCCGGCGATATTATCATGATGCGCGTTCAGGCGCCGGTCACTAACCACGCTGCGGTATATCTTGGCGACAACATTATTCTCCATCATATGTTCGGGCATCTGTCATCGCGTACGCCATATGGCAAATATTACCGTGACAGAACGGTGCGGGTGGTAAGGCATAAGGAGCTTACGGATGCTGAAAACGCTGATTCTTGACGGCAGGATGGCGAAGAAATTTGGCAAACGGCATCAGTATCACGTCGCTGATATTCGCGAAATGCTGAGGGCGATGTGTTCACAGGTGCCGGGTTTTAAAAAGTACATGTCAGAAGCGCATATGAAGGGGATTCGCTTCGCCTTTTTCAACGGGAAAAGCAATATCGGGCTTGAAGAGTTCGATATGACGCGGGGCGGCGATACCTACCGCATCATGCCCATCATTGAGGGGGCAAAAAATGCCGGGGTGCTTCAGATAGTCATCGGCGCCGTAGCGCTGGTCGCTGCCTTTTTCACTGCTGGCGGCAGTCTTGCTTTGTGGGGGGCGGCAATGAGTGCCAGCGCAATAACCGCCACAACGGTACTGACCGGCATTGGCGTTTCAATGATGCTGGGTGGAGTGGTTCAGTTACTCACCCCGCAGCCATCGTTTAATACTGGTGCTTCTTCCAGTACGGATAATAAACCCAACTATGCGTTTGGAGCGCCGGTCAATACGGTGGCTATGGGTTATCCCGTTCCTGTTCTCTACGGGGAGCGCGAAATTGGCGGGGCCATTATCAGCGCCGGCATGTACTCGAGTGACCAGCAATAAATCATAAAATTTAACCGAAACAAGATGATCGTTACATTTCTATCATCCCTAGCTATCATGTGTAAAGCAATGCTAATCAAGGGGATGATAGTGAAAAAATACGGTTTGGTCTTATTGGGTGCGCTGCTTGTTTCAGGGTGCGCCATCCAAAATCAGAATGGCAATTTACAGAAGCAATATGCTGACTTAGCAAAATGTGAAGATAATATTACTATGCCACAACAAATGCCGCATAGTAAAAAGGAGTTTGCGGAGTTTTTATCCAGGGCGGCGCTTAGTGCCTCTGCAGATCAGTTTGTTATCCAGAGGCGGATAGAGATCTTGCAATTGGTTGGATGGGATAATTCAGTAGCTGATGCAATAACGACATGTGGTGCCACTAGAAAGAGCAAGCTGAAAGAAATTGGATCTAATGTGTTTGAAGCAATGAAAGCCAGCACCAAGGATACAGGAGAGCGTCGCGCTCTTGTTGAAGCTTACAGTTCGTGGGAGGCTTATGTAACAAGCCAAACACCGCTCGCAAAACAGGACTTCGACTCTAAAGTTAGCTATTACAAAAACATGTAACAAAACGGCACCATTAATACCGACAATCAACCCAGCTCAGGCTGGGTTTTTTAATGGAGTAAATATGCAACTTCTTCATGGTGAAACCATTATTCACGGTGCCAAAGGTGGCGGCGGTAAAGCGCATACGCCAGTAGAGCAACCTGACGATCTGCTATCGGTGGCAAAACTGAAAATGCTGGTGGCACTGTCAGAAGGTGAAATTCAGGGTGACCTGACTGCCCAGCAGATTTTCCTCAATGACACACCGCTGGCAAATGACAGCGGTGAATACAATTTCAAAGGTGTGAAATGGGAGTACCGTAAAGGCACTCAGGATCAGACCTACATCGCCGGCATGCCGGAAGTGGATAACGAGCTTGCCGTGGGCGTAACGGTCACCACCACTGCACCGTGGACGAGGCAATTTACTAATCTGTCCCTTGATGCGATCCGCATAAAGCTGAGTCTCCCCGTTCAGTATCTGTATAAAGATAATGGCGATATGGTAGGAACAGTCACGGAATACGCTATCGACTTATCAACGGACGGCGCGGCCTGGCAGACGGTCGTGAACGGCAAATTCGATGGTAAAACCACAACAGAATACCAGCGTGATCACCGCATAGACTTACCGGGCGCTGTAACCGGCTGGTCTGTTCGGGTAAGACGTATCACGGCAGATGCCAGCGGCTCTAACTCAAAACTGGTTAATGCCTTTAAAGTCTTTTCTTTTGCAGAGGTGATAGACAGTAAACTTCGCTATCCCAATACAGCGCTGTTATATGTTGAAGTGGACAGCAGCCAGTTTAACGGCAGCGCGCCGAAAGTCACCTGCAGGCCAAAGGGTAAGCTGATTAAGGTCCCCGATAATTATGATCCGGTAACGCGCACGTATTCAGGATCATGGTCTGGTGGCTTCAAAATGACCTACTCGAACAATCCGGCATGGGTTTTCTATGATCTGGTGCTGGATGAAATCTATGGTATGGGTACGCGCGTTGACGCATCCATGGTGGATAAGTGGGAACTGTATTCTATTGCTCAGTATTGCGATGAAAAAGTTTCAGACGGAGCAGGGGGAACAGAGCCACGGTTTACCTGTAACGTGTTCATCCAGAACCAGCAGGATGCTTATCAGGTCCTGCGCGATCTGGCCGCTGTGTTTCGCGGGATCACCTTCTGGGGTAATGAAAAAGTTTACGTTCAGGCTGATGTCCCGCAAACCGATGTTGACTGGGTTTATAACGCCTCCAATGTCATTGATGGCCTGTTCACTTATGCTGGTGGGTCTTATAAGAACCGCTACAGCTCCTGCCTTGTTTCCTGGTCCGATCCGCAGAATCACTACAGCGATACTGTAGAAGGTGTCTACGATTCAGAGCTTGTTGAGCGGTATGATGTGCGGCAGACAACGCTGACCGCAATTGGCTGCACTTCACAGAGCGAAGCACACCGGCGCGGGCGCTGGGTTCTGCTTTCAAACGCGAAGGATGGCACGGTGTCGTTTGGCGTAGGACTCGACGGGTACATTCCGTTGCCTGCGGAAATCATTGGTGTGGCTGACCCGTTCCGCGCCGGTAAGCAAAATGGTGGTCGCATCAGTGCGGTGAATGATCGCCAGGTAACACTTGATCGCGCAATTGACTATGCAGTAAACGATCGGCTGGTTGTTAACCTGCCAGACGGTAAAGCACAGACCCGGACAATCAGTGCCGTGAGCGCGGATAAAAAGACAGTAACAGTTGCCACTGCATTCAGCCAGCCGCCTGCTGCTGGTGCTGTCTGGGCAATTGACAGCGATAACCTGGCTATCCAGTATTTTCGGGTCACATCGATCGCAGCCAATGACGACAGCAACGGTGGTTTCACCATCACTGCCGTACAGCACGACCCCAATAAATACCGTTACATTGACGATGGTGTGCGCATTGAATCGCCGCCGGTTACGGTCACCCCGATTAATGTACTGGAAGCCCCGAAAAATATCGTGATTACCGAGAGTGATCATGTGTCTCAGGGGCTGTCTGTTGCAAGCCTGGATGTCTCATGGGGCAAAGTGGATGGCGCCATTCGATACATGGCGCAGTGGCGTAAGGATAATGGTGACTGGATTAATGTTCCGGTCACCAGCGCACAGGGATTCTCCGTTCAGGGAATTTATACGGGCAGTTATGATGTGCGTGTGCGGGCGCTGAATGCGCAGGAAACGTCCTCTCCATGGGGTTATGCTGATACAACATACCTTTCCGGTAAAGCCGGTAAGCCAGGAACACCGACTAACCTGATTGCATCCGATGATGTTGTCTGGAACATCGATCTGACCTGGGCTTTCCCGGACGGCTCCGGGGATACGGCGTACACCGAGCTTCAGCGCTCAACGACCGACGACCACGCCAATCCAGAACTGCTCACGCTGGTTCCTTATCCCGCTGCGCGCTATCAGCATGGGCCAATGCCTGCCGGGGTGCGCCAGTGGTATCGTGCGCGTCTTGTCGATCGCATCGGTAACACTGGTGACTGGACGGAATGGGTCATGGGGACATCCTCCATTGATGTCAGCGACATAGCCAATGACATTCTTGAGGACATGAAGGAATCTGACACGTTCAAAGACCTGATCGAGAGTGCCGTGGACAGCAATGAAAAAATTGCTGGCATGGCTGATGACATTCAACAGCAGGCCGATGAACTGGAGCGGCAGGCGATGGAGATTCAGGAGAATGCCGACGGGCTGGCGCAGGCTGCGGTGAAAATCGATGAGATGTCGGTATCTATGGACGGTATTACCGGCGGCGTCAAAAACTCATCCATCGCCGTTATACAGAACAGCATTGCACAGGTAACAAGCAGACGTTCACAGACAGTGACGAATGCCGGTAACAGCGCCAGCATTGATCGTGTGGATACGACAATTGCCGACGCCAGCCAGGCCGTTGCCCGCGCTTTGACGACGCTGGATTCATCTGCCGGGGGTAACGTATCCAATGTGACAGATCTGGCCGAAACGCTGGCGGATTTTTCGCAGGCGTCAGCAACGAAGATCAACTCCCTGACTGTGACAGTTAACGGGCAGACTGCGGCAATTAACCAGACCGCTCAGGCGGTAGCTGATGTAAATGGCAATCTTAGTGCGATGTATAACATTAAAGTTGCTGTTGATTCCAATGGCCGCCAGTACGCAGCGGGAATGGGGATCGGGGTTGAAAACACGCCTTCCGGCATGCAGTCACAGGTACTATTCCTTGCAGATCGGTTTGCTGTAATGACTCAGGCGGGAGGAACGGTATCGCTACCTTTCGTTATTCAGAATGGGCAGGCATTTTTCAATGATGCCTTTTTCCGTAATGCAAGTATTGAGTTCGGCAAAATCACTGACTCATTGCAGTCATCAAATTTCCTTGCCGGGGTTCGTGGATGGAGTTTACCTAAAAATGCCAGCCCGGAATTCCACGGGAAACTGTATGCAGACAGCGGGAATTTTGCATTTAACGGCGTAAATAACAAAGTTGTTCTCGATGGAAAAGGAGTCACTGTCAATTTATCTGGTGGCGGAAAGGTTGTTGTCGGAGAGTGGAGTTAAAAATGCCGGAAGGTATTCTGATTGATTATAATGATGGTCGTCCCGTCATGGAAATAACTGCGGGGCTTCGCGCCCCCAGTTTTTGCACTTCGTTTTCAGGCGAGTCGCCGCAAACGTCGCAAACAAATCAATATTATGAAGTTAACACACCGTTGATACCTGATTCTCAGGTCATCGTGGTGCCAACAAATCCGATTTATATTTATGACTTTGCATATTACGCCATTGCAACGATGGGGAGTGTTACAAGAAATGGAAATTCAGGTATCAGGATCTCTATAGAGGTAATTAATGATAGCTGGATGATCCCAAACTGGTCTGGTTACGTTATGGAAATATTGCCAGCACAGACATATAAAGAGGGGCTGTTTGTATCAAGCTCGACTGATTTTACTGCTATATCAAATAGCTCAAAATTAATGACATGTGCATATACAGGGCGCATTACAGTAAATGGCAGCGCACCTCTTCCGGTCAGCGGCATTCCTTTTGGGAAATGGGATAACCCGAATGTGTCGGTGGGGTTTGATGGCACCAACATCATTGTCCGCGACATTTCCTACACCGGGCGGGACGACGTTGCCGGAACGGCGACGATTGATCTGGTGATATTCAATCAGACAGCACCGGTTGGCGGCGATGGTATCACCATGACCAACGCTGCGGGTCAGGTGACGTTCTCCACTCTGAAACGGCCTTTTGTATACGACCGGCAAATCCAGATCACCGACGCCTTCCAGAATATTGGCGGCGGGTACTGCCAGATAGTTTATACCGGGGCTCAGGTTCGGATGAATGGTGGTTACGCAAACCTCAGAACCAAAGGGGTGGTTATGTCAAGCGGCAGCGTCAGGTCTGCGTACAACAGAGTCGTGGGAAATTACAACACCAGCCTGAACATGACAAAGAACAGAAACATCACCATGCCGATTCTTATTCTCCCGAGCATGTACTGACCCTGCAAAAAGCATAGTTAAAACCGATATCAGAACATTTCATCAATGAGCGTCCAACATGACGCTTTTAGTTTTCTGTCGCCTGAATTCAGGAGCTACCATGATTTATAACACCGGCACAATCGCCATTAACGGAAATGCCGCCATCGGCACAGGCACGAACTGGACCGCGCCAGCCAGCCAGATTCGCGTGGGTCAGACTATCATTGTGCTGTCTAACCCTGTCCAGATGTTCCAGATTACGACAATCAATAGCGCCACTTCCCTGACGGTTACGCCAGCTGCGTCACCGGCACTCAGTGGGCAGAAATACGGTATTCTGGTATCAGACAATCTGTCTGTTGACGGGCTGGCGCAGAGTATTTCCCAACTGATTAACGAATATGATGAGAATATCAGCGCATGGGAGACTTTTGCTTTAACGAGCGCTAACCAGACGATCAATGTCACCATAAACGGCACACCAGTTTCTATTCCTGCCCTGGGTAAACTTGTACAGAAAGGGGTAAACGGTGCAGTACCCATTAACCAGGGGGGCACTGGTTCAACTTCTGCATCCGGCGCTCGCACCAGTCTGGGGCTTGGTGACGTTGCAGTCATGAACTACGACACTCATGTCAGAGGTGGGATTGCCAATAAATCATTAGAAAACGAAGGGGACTTTAATTCTGCGCCACAGGGTTGGTCTCGGTTTACGTCGCCAAATGGCGCCCCGGCTTCTTCCCCGGAAGGAACAACTTGGGGAAACCTTTTCACAATCTGCTCTAACGGGTTACAGGCGGGTAATGCAAGTACATCTTTTGGTGGTTGGTACTGGAAACAACTGTATTACAGCAACAACAATGTAATATTTCATCGCACTAAAGTGAGCGAGAGCTCATGGAGTATTTGGTATCAGTTAACCCAGTCATCAGTTTCCGATGAGGCTTTAAAAAACAAAGGAGAAACGCTCGACCCGGAAGAAGCGCTCAGTAATGTGAATGCTATGGATTTCCTGCATTTCACTTATAAATTTGACGAGAAAAACACACCACGCAGAGGTGTCATCTCTCAGCAAATCATGGGGATTGATCCGCAATATGTTAAGAAAGTCGGGGAGTATTACCATCTTGACGAGACACCAATGCTTCTTGACGGGCTGGCAGCAATAAAAGCATTGCGGAAGCGGGACGAAGATAACAAGTTACGCATTCAGGAGCTTGAAAGCGGTATTGAAGAATTAAAGAGAGTTGTCCGTGAGCTTGCAGATAGTGCTTCTTAAGCACTGTGATTTAAGTTGCCGCACCAGAGCGTATGCAAGACCCGGGTGCGGCTGGCTGGCGATCGTTCGATAGTGCGAATATAGAATGGTTGCCAGCCGATGGCGAGTCTACATGCTGATTACCGAACAAACCAGTCGTCCGCATTCTCCCAGGCATCCTGCAAAGTTTCCTGTACAAATACTTTTGCATCGTCTTTGTCAGCGACCCGGAAAACAGACAGGCCGTCGTTGCTTGCCGATTTAACGATGACCTCTACCTCGTCATAACGTTTACTGACCCGCCGCGTCATTTCCTGTTTTAATGCCTCTACTGACCCTTTGGGCATTTTGCCTATTTTTTCTTTCGCAATGCTGATTTCGATACGCAT